TTAATTATATATTATTAAAGTAGTATAAGCAGTAAGACAAACAGAAACTACTTATACTACTGGGATCAACCTCGATAACTACATCCCAAATGTAGAGAAAGGAGGTGAAACTATGGATATAAGAAAACTTCTCATACCAGATGCTCAATCTATACAGAAAGAGCTAAAAGTGTTAAAACACGGGTCTTTGAAGCCTACCAGGGTTATTAAAGACAAATACGGGCACATAACAAAAGTCCGTCGTGTTCGCATAAGCGATAACGCTTATAGGGAATATTATTATTAATATTCTCAAAACAAATAAGTTTTCCCAGTTAATAAATTATTAATAAAGTGCTCTACAATGTGTTCTGTGGCTAGAACAAGCGGGAAGACAGTCGCCGAGTTTCGTCTTGGCCGTGGTGTCTATGACACCAAGATGGTCCTAGAGGCCATCGAAAAACACATCGTGTATCTAGAGGAAGACCCTTGTCAATATGACCAGGGAAGACCTCTATCTATAGCAAGAGCAAAAAAGCGTGCCCTATGGGGACGTGAGGTCATTAAGACCATCTCTAGATAAGATACCGAAGGTGCCCTATAGGGCTAACAACCATTATACGGAAAGGAGGTATAATGTTTAAACCAATAACCTTGGAAGAAATTTCAAGGTACCTGGAAACGAACGAAGATGACGAGATCTTTTACGATATAAAAGTCTCTGACTTCGAAGCTCGTTTACAGAGTGGTAGATGGCAAGATCCAGAAGATCAACTCGATGACTTTCGCCTAACAGCGATTTGTCACGAAGTGCTGAACGACTGGATGTGTGCTGAGAACTGCCATAACAGATCGCTCTATTTCGATATGTTATAGTAGTTCGAGGTAACCATCAAATCCTAGGTAAAAGCTGGGTCCGTTTACGAGGTACGTGATACAACCTCGAAGCAACACGCTAGCCCGCAGTACGTCAGCCGTAGAGTCTTTTTAATAACAGTATAGTATAAAAAATTAAAAAGGAGAACCAATGGTTAAATTCTACGTTAACGGCAGATGCTACATACTAGACACTAGAACCTACCTAGTGACTAGTGCGGACTAGCCGTAGCTATAGTATAAACAATATTTTATTTATTTTTTCTTTTCCACTTAGCATATTTAAACTCATAGCTAGTAGTTTCTCTTTGTATATCTTCTTCTTTTTCTTTTATTAATTCTTTCAGTTGTGATATCCTTCTAAAATTAAATATCCAACCTAAACCTTTATTTAAAGATTCTAACTCTTGTGTATAGTTTTCAATATCTATCTTATCATATGTTATCAGATAGACTTCACTTGTTAAACTACTAATCTCTGGATCATAATCATTCTTTTCGGAATATGTATAAACGAACTCTCCGTTTCTTTCATACCTAACAGCATGACCATAGTCATTTAGAGTTCTTTCGAATAGATTATGCAGTATCTTAGCATAATTATTAGCCATCTCTTCTTCTAGATTAATAGAATTAAACCTTTGTAAACATCCAGGTTTTTCTAACATAGCTCCTATGTTTTTTAGTTTAGTATAGTAATAAACTAAACTTACTCTAAGATCCAATGGTAACTCTGGGTTGTGTTTTATACCATCGAACATAGGTGTTATTTCTACTAGTTCTTCTTTTATACAATCTTGAAAATCTAGTAACCTATTTATCTTCTCTTGTTGTGTCATATGTACTCCTTTATATTCAGATCACTTTATTAGCCTCTGAACTTATAAGAGTTATACTTAAGTATTCTTTCTTCTTGTTTAATCTGTTTTAACAAATCTTCCATATTAACAGCTAGTATCTCACCTTGGTCTTCTAGATAGTTATAGATCTTTCTAACAAGAACTATCTTTTGCATCCTAATGTAAGGATCTGTTATTCTTTTTAATCCATCTAGAATAACATTAAGTTCGTTTTTCAATCTTTCGTTTTTCTCTCTTTGGTACTGCGCTACTGGACCACCACTATCATCTAGTTTCTTTATCCTAATAACATTTAAAACCTTAGAACTGTTTAACCCATAGATGTCTAAGTTTTTAGCATTAGTTAAAAACCAAACTGGTAATAGCATAGCTATAACATAGTCATCATGTCCACCTTCTGGGTGATCTATTCTTCCGTTCTTAGTAACTAAAGATTCTAACTGGTTGATGATATCAGAATCTCTTATAGTACTACCTAAGAACTTAACAGTAGTTTGGAAAGTAGATCCATATAGATTATCTCTAGCTGCTCTACCTGAACCAGCTGTTCTATAACCGAACTCTTTTCTATAGTCTGTATAGAATCCTGGTCGTTTATAAGATTTGACTATTTCTTTATATTCTTCATTTTCTAAATAGTCATTAACTACTATGTTATAGATCCTACTGAATGGATCTTGTCCTTTAGTACTTAGAATCAATGCTATGTTATCTACTATAGAAACACCTGTACTTTTAGTCTCTGGTACTAAAGTAATGTTAGGGAATCTAATTAGCATATCTGCTAAGTGGTTAGATAAAGTAATAGTATTGGTATCGTTATAAGTTCCTGTTACTATAACTTCTCCATTATGAGCATCTATACCTACTAAACAAGTACCGTCTCTACCTACCATTTCAGAAGTATCTAATCCCATAACTATTTTTCTTTTACCTATGTCATCTTTAACTTCATCTTCTGGTATATACCATTTAGTAACATAACCATCTTTAGAAATCTCTATATACTTAGGTTCTGTTAAAGAGTTATGTATATTGTTAAGATATTCTTTAGGTATAGGAGAAGTAGCTGTACCTGTAGACCAGATATTGAGATACTCTGCTTTTATACTATCTTCTGTAGCATTAGGTAACTCTAAGATTCTTTGTCTTAGCCATTCATCTGTCTTACCTAGTTGTCTATGGTTATATTCTAACAATGCCCAGAACCTTCCAGATCTAGAAGCTTTAGTAATTACATTTTTAAGTTCTTCTTCGTTAAGATCGAAAAATGTTTCTGACCATCTAGCACAAGCATCGTAGATGTTGTTCTTAACATACTTACCTTCTTTAGTATGTAAATAACCAGGTGTAGTTGTATAGGTGTTATAATAAGGTGCTCCAGCTTTTTGAGCAGAAAGTCTAGCTTCTGCAGTAGCTGGAATAGCAGACTGTAAGATCATATCTATACCAGCTGTAAAAGCAGTCTCATCGCTGTTAAGGATAGAGGATGTAAAACCACGCCCTACTCCTAGAGCTCCTGCTTCAGTTGGTTGTCCAACAGCTGTTATCATCATGTTGTTGGTAGCATTAACAGTTATGGTCTCCATATTGTTAGCATCTTTTTTAGTTCTTAAATCTAAGTACCTAGGTAAAAGATCCATTATGGATTTGATCCTATCTATGTTAGCTGTTCTTAAGTCATGGTTCTTAGTAAGCAAGATGATCCTAAGGTTGATACCACCAGCTAGTAACATATAGATATTTACACAGTCAGCAACTACAGACTTACCAGTCTGTCGAGGCATGATGAGCATAGTTGTTAAATGTACAAAACAAGCCCATATGAAAGCTATGTTAGCTCTAGAAGCTTGAAACTGAACCCCGTTAACAAAACCAGTAGCTTTAATCCTTAAACACTCTCTGAAGAAATACCATGGGTTTTCTTTCACCTCTGTAGCTATCATAAACTTTTGTTCTTCTGTTAGGTTAGGATCATGAGGATCTACACCTTGTAACAAAGGATTATGTAAAGCTAATAGAAAAGCATGGTTTTTAACACCCATAGCTCTATAGACCTGAGCTAGATGGATAAAAGATTTATTCTTGGTTTTATTATCCACTATAGCATGTGGATATTTTTTCCAATCATCTAGGTATAATATCATATCGTACTCCTTTCAATCTACTTATCCTAGCTATGACTGATCCCACAAGAACTATAATAAAATAAGGAGTAAATATGACTGTAATACAAGAAGCTAGTGAGCTTATTCGTAAGTTTAGTAAAGGCTATTCTAGACCAGTTATCTTTATGGTATTCCCAGGTATGGCTAATAAAAGATTTGAAATTTTTCTTAAAGAAAATCTATCTTTACTATTCGAAGATAAGCTTAAAGAGAATAACGAAGAAATTAAAACAGATTATCTTTGTTTATTAGGTATGTGTAATCAAAAGTTCTTTTTCGAATCTATAAGAGACAGAATAGACCATGAGTTTAATAAACATGATCTACTAATCGTAGACTATGATCCTAACTTTTTACAAGTACTACTAGATGGTAATAAATACTCTATAGTTCTAATAGTGCCTAGTGAATTAGGTAATCCAGACTATATGTATAAAGAGTATATGGAAGAGTTAAGAGAAGCTGATGATAAGATGGGTAATATTATAAGTCTAGCAACTAATGAAAATTATAAGAGCTGGCTAAATAGCGTTATAGACTCTATTTTTAAAATAAGAAAATCTTCACAGGCTGATAGATTTGAAGTAATACATTTAGATCCTGATTTTAATTTTAAAAGAGTAGGATTTGAAAAATAAGGAATAGAACATGAACCAACCTAGTATCAAGTACTTGGTGCTATCTGATATCCATCTAGGACATCCTAGGAATAAAACCTATGAAATCCTTAGAAATCTAAAAACATTCTTTCTAGAATACCATAAAGACATTACAGAATGTGATATGATCTTTTTAGCAGGAGATGTTTTTGATAGGTTATTAACTACTAAATCTTTAGAGTATAAAGAGATCATGGGTTGGTTATCTAATCTTTTAGTGTTTTGTTACCAAAACAAAATCAAACTTCGTATCCTATATGGAACACCTAGCCATGACTGTGATCAAATACAAGCTTTTGCAGAAATAGCTAAAACCTTAGAACCTAGAGCTGATTTTAAGTATATTAATACTCTAGATATAGAGTTAGTAAATGATCTTGGTGTAAGTATCCTATATGTACCAGATGAATGGAGACATGAAGCTAAAGATACTTATAAAGAAGTGAAAACTCTTTTAAAGTCTAAAGGACTAAGTCAAGTTGATTTAGCTATAATGCATGGTTGTTTTAGATACCAACTTCCTATAGTAAAAGATATGGATTTTACCCATAATGAAACTGAGTATTTAGATATAGTAAAATACTATATAACCATAGGACATATCCATACAGCTAGTAGCTATGAAAGAATACTAGCACCTGGAAGTTTTGATAGGTTAGCTCATAACGAGGAAGAGAATAAAGGTGGTATAGTTTGTACTATAGATAACTTAGGCAATATGAAGTTTAAGTTTTTAAAGAATAACCATAGCAAAGTATTTAAAACTTTTAACTACATTGGTAAAACAGAAGAAGAGATCCTAAAGTTATTGAAGAAAGATTTAAAAGGATTAACTAAAGATAGTTATATCAGATTAGAAATAGATAATAACAGCAAGATAATTAAATCTGTTAAAGAACTAGCTAATCAGTATCCAGATATCAATATTAAGATTAAAACAGATACAGAAGCTAGTAAATCTATATCCAGTATATCTATCTTAGATAAAATCAAAATAGAAACTATAGAAATAACTCCTAGTAACATAGAAGATCTTATGTTACAAAATCTTAACTTAACTCCTAAAGAGTTAGAGGTATTTAAAGAAGAAATGAAATTAATATCGAACTACTAGGGTAACTGTTGTTACCCTAGTAGTTCTTTTTGATTGTTTTTTAACTATATATTATTCAAGTAGTAACAATATAGTATCTTTCTGTTACAAAGATACTACATGTTACCTAACTATGCTATTACCACTTAGTCTTATCTAAGTTACTCGGCATTAGATAGCATCTTTAACCTCAAGTCAGAAAAAGTTATCTGGCTTTTGTTTAAATGGTATAGTTAGACTGTAAGGGAAATACCCCTATAGTTATAGGCTTAGTATTGTAGAATACTTCAACAACTTACAACTAAACAATAAAGGATACAACATGAGATCTGATATATTCAAAATCAGAGCATATTCTAGAACACTAGGTGTAGATTTCTATAAAGAAATCACAACAGATACGGATTTTGTATCTGTTATGGGAGGCATTTTACACAGTCCAGAGATTCTAGCTAAGTTAGAGAAACGAATAACGGAAGCAGAGAAAAACTTCCAAAATGAGATCTCTAGGATGGTAAGAGAAAAAGAGGAAGATAAACAACGGGAACTCTTCCTTGCTTTTGTAGAGACAGTAAAGGCACTCTCTATGGAACAGTTAAACAAGAAGCTGATCGACGCTATCTTAAACTATACCTATAACACTAATCCAGTGTTTAGAGAACTTTCGTTGGAGGAGTTGCTTAGTAAGCAAGGCATATCTTTAGAAGATATGAACAAACTTGTTAAAGATACAAGTACGGATTTTCTAGATGTCAAGACTAAGATTCTATACGATCTTGAGAATCAGTACCTTTACTATAACGATTCTAATTCTGGATACAGATGGTTAAAGGATACTGTAAAGACATTCTTAGATTTTGTTAATAAGATTAACAAACTAGGCTATACTGTTTGTTTTGTATCTGATCGAATGTTTGGTAAAGGTGAAGAGGTATATGCTTACGATCTATTAGATAAGATCGTTAAATCTCCTTCATGGCCAAGTAGTAAATACCTGTTACATAAATGCATCAGTCCGTTAAGAGACGTGGATAATGATAAGGTAACATCTAATCTAATAATAAACCTAGACTAAGGAGAAACATGGAAGAACTTTATTATCTAGCGCTACCAGTAATAGCTATACTGGTAGCATGGTTTAACATGTGGTTCTTGTTTACAAGACACAACAAGTTGCAACGTGAAAACTATAAAGTATTCACGAAGCTTACCGAGCTTACTAAACAAATAGATCAAGCTCTAGAGAAGGAGGAGAGATGATGGGTGCTTTCATTGCTACGGTGATAGGTGCTATCTTTTTAGGTGTTTTTGTTATATTGTTAATATGGTTTATAACGAAAACCATTAAAGGCCAAAAGCTTATGTCTTACATAAGTAAAGCTGTTGAGAAAGAAGCAGGCTACGTTGACTTAGAAAGTTACGAGCACTTCGCAAAAGAATATAAAACAGCAGAAAGAGCCGAGAAAGAACGTCTAGCTCCTATACTAGGACAACTAGTAGAAGAGTGCAAGAAGAAGAATCAAACTTCTAAAATAACTCTAAAGTCCTATAAAACTTTAGAGCTAGACGAGGTGATAGATAAGCTAGAGACATTACCTATCTTAGAACTTTACCATGTTCATAAGGTATTGCTAAGCAGGGTTAACTAATGGATAGCTACCTATGGTATAGTTACCTGCTACAAGTGGTTATAGTGCTTGTAGCAGGTGGTGCGTTCTTTTATCTTGCTAAAAAAGAAAGAGAAGCACTAAAGGAAAGTGAAGCTCGTTATGTAGAACTAAATAACGAGTTCATAGAGTTGCTTCGTAGAGATGCTATAAAAGAGTATGAGGGTACTATAGCAAGGTTAACCCGAGAAGGTAACCAGTCTATCCTAGTAGCTCTCAGGATGAGATTACAACTGGATGGTCATAACGAAAAAGAAATAAAAGACCTACCAGTAGAAGAGATTTTAAAATATCTCAAGTTCTTAAGGGAATATGAAGAGAATGAGGTGTCCTAAATAGGACTAACTATGGTACAAAAACAAAGGAGTACAAAATGAAAAAGATTTTAGTTATGATGTTGATGGTGTTCGGATTAAGTGTTGGTGGTTTTGCTAAAGGTAATACGTTTACTAAAGGTAATACAGAACCTAGGTTAAGTAACGAGAAGTCTCTATACTTGGGATTAATCACACAGCTAGAGAGAGAAAGTGCTCGCATGGATAGAGCAGCATATATAGCATATACTGCATTGCTCGCAAAATACGAGGAATACTTCTTAGAATTAAGAGGTTTAGGCGATGGTTACTTTCTAGCTAACCTAAAAGAGGATGATTTAGCGTATATCTATACTGTTCTTAATAATTTCGTAATGGAACAGTACCACAGGCTTAATCCTGGGATAAGCAATTTTACAGAAGAGGAAATGACAGGATATAACAACTTCTACGACCAACTAGACATATGCAAGATAACTAGTAATGTAGATAAAAAGTTCGTAGGATGTAAATAATGTTAAGAATATTATTACTTACATTATTAGGTCTAAGTCTAAGCTTCGGCAAGCTAACACCAGCACAAGAAATTGAACAGCAACAAGCTGCTATCCAGCAAGAAGCAGCTAATAAAGTAGCTGACTTACAAGCCAGAGGTTATATCATCAAGCTCTATATCCATAAGCTTAATGGGCTGATGCAGAATGCTTTTATCCTAAGCCAGTTATACAAAGATGATAACATCTATCTTAATGTTGTATCTAAGTACATGGCTTTTAAGAAGAAAGCTAGTATGCTTTACGATAAGGATTTAACAGAGCTTGAAGACGAGGAGCTACCAGTAGAGGTAATACTCTTCTTGGTAGAGTCTATCGAGGAGGATATAAATCTGATCATAGGTTCCCATGTGGAGAACATATTGGATAAACATCCAAACCCATGGGATGGATACGATATTTGTAAGGATTTCGATCCTGATACAGATATCGGAGACGCTTGGAAGAAAGCATTGAAGTGCGAATGAGATAGAGAGAAGAGGAGAATCCTCTTCTCTCTATCTTTTTATTTTTTTTAAGGAAGATCAGCTGTATTAACTGGTAATACGTAGTTAAGCTCTTTAGTTATGGTATAGTATATTATTTTACCATCTGGCTTTACTTTTATCATTGGTATATCAATACGTAGATTGATCTTAGCCTCCAATACCTTTATAATCTCTTTAATCTTAGCCTTATTAGTTATACCTAGATGTTGTATATCGTTATAAGATATTCTTCCGTAAAGCGAATGACTGCTACTAGATCCAGAATATGGAGTTATAGAAAGTATGGTTTTGACTGGTTTAGTATAGATAACATCATTATTTGTATTATAACAATTGATAGTTCCAGTATATGTTATAAAACCATTACCCTTGCTATAATTGGTAGGACTCATATCCTTTAGGATTTCGACAAAATCAGTAACTGGTTTAAAGGGGCCAGCTTCTTTCTTAATCGAAGGATAGGTCGAGAGTAATATACCTCTTTCTTTACGTCCTTCAATATCATTCTCCAAAGTGAATATAGCATTAGCTTGGTTCTGGCTTATTACCAAATGCTCAGTCGTAACAGGAAATGTAAAACTAGGTTCGTCTGTGGCTATGGTAGTTACATTCTTTTTATAAAAAGCAACGTCATCTGTTACTACAATAGATGGTTTACTTATGTAGTAATCATCAGTTACGACAGATACCCCGAATGGTGCATTCCGCATTCCTTTACGACTAAATGTATAGTGGAATACCGAATTTCCAGAGATATCAGGTGCTACAACCCACTTGTTACTAGCTGGACTAGACGGATCAATATTACTGTCCGTATTATCCCATATCCACCCAAACTCATATTGACCAACTACATATAGTAGTTTACAATTCTTACTTATTCCTGGACTCCCAGTTGGTGGCTCTACTTCTACCTCAAAACCATATTTCCTTTTCTCATCAGTTTCACCATGTATATCAATAACTTTTAATTCTTTTACAACAGGAGCATCTAGAACCTCTTCTACGACTTTTATATGGCTAAGAGTCGCTAGATCGGTTACTAGCGGATCAGCTGCATCGGAAATAATGATTTCACCATCTGGATTCATATGCGTAAACCCAGGATAGATTACATACGTTTTTCCAGCTTCGAGTTCCGTTATAGGGAAGAAGATATTAATACCACCAGTATAGTGTCTAATTTTATAATATGCTAGGCTTCCAGCAATAGACTGACTATGTCGCTGGTTACCGTAATTAGGATCTTCTGTTCTACCAACCATATTATCGTTATAAGGATATTTCAATATCTTAATGCTGTTAGTATCTTCTACCCCATCTTCTGTTAATGGAACTAAGTAGAACCTAGCTTCGAATATTTCTTTTTGCTTCTTAGTAAAACCGAATCTACCATCTATCGGTATCCTAAAACCGACTAACCATGGTTCTTGTTTATTAACCTTCCATATCGGTGCAATTTTCTTTTGTCCATATCCAGTTGAGTATGCAGACTGTAGCCGATATGCGGCTTCTCCTATTAAAGGATGATTTAAACACATGTCACGGTAGTACTCTGGAGTACTGTCGTATGATGGATTGGCAGTAGGATATCTAGACGCCACAGCTCCTTCACCAGTTTTCTTCTTAATAGTAAGTATAAATGTCTTCTTAACATCCATACCACCTTCTTTAGAAAACTCTAATTGATAAGTAGCGTTATCAGATAGTTCAGCTAGAGTAAACTTTGGTAAATCTCTTTCATTTCTAGTTTCGTAGGTGTACTTCTTTACTTCATTTTGTCTAGCGCCATTTCTAAACTCGTAAATAGTAAGAACTATTTTAGTTCCTGCTTTACCTTCAAAATCTTGACTAGGATCGATAGTAGGAGCTTGAGTATCTATCTTGTAACCCATCAGTTCGAAGTAAGGTGTAGTTCCAGTTATAGATTCTAGCTCTAAATTACCACTACTTATATCGTATTCTGTTTCTTCTTCAAGTTCAGTTACTCTTATCTTGTTACTGAAATACATCAACCCTTGACCACTAGATTTTCTATAGTTATAGTTTAGTTTAAACTCCATAGGTTTACATAACTCAGTTACTCCATTACCAGTAGGAATATCTCCAGTACTATCTACCTGATCATCACTTCCATTTGTTTTAACAGATAAAAATATTCTTAGTCTTACTTTAAAAGGAAAAGTAGCTCTATCTTTAGGTAAGTCGTTAATAACACCATCTAGTAACCCATCTGTATCTTTACTTACGTTATCTCTATCTACTCTATAACCTCTAAAGTTACCTATGTTACCTATAGCTCCAGTTTTAGTAGTTCTTTTAACTACTTGGTTAGTAGCAGTAGTATATTCAACCTCTCTTACTACATGAAGTTTAACTTCTCTTCCTAGTATAGAACTTAAGTTACTAGTAAAATCTCCCTCTACTCTGTTAAAGTTATTATAACCTACGAATAGAGTAGCTCTCTTTTCTAACGATTTATCATTATCCTGTCTTTCTACAGTATAACATTGATAAATATCGTTTTGGTTCATTTTGATCTTACTTTTATCTTGGAAAAGATAAACATCAGGTTCTGTTAACAAATATTTATCAGTTGTAAAACTGAACCTTTGTATCTTAGCTCCACTAACTTCATCTGTTGTGTTTAAAAGATCCCAACCAGTTATGACTATCAACTCATAGCTAGAATCAAAACTTAACTTCCACCAAGGTAGCTGATAGCTTACTCTAGGATCTCCACCAGATACAGTAGGTCTAGTTAGATAAGGGTAATGGTCTTTACCATTACCCGCTATTACACTTTTACCATCTTGTACCATATATCTTATATAGTCTGTAAACACTAGCTCTGTACTACCACTAGTTTTAAATAAGAAAATATGGATACTAGGAAACACTCTTTTAAACTTTAATTTAAAAATAGAAGAACTACCAGGTAGTTGTTCTAAATCTGCTATTTCCGTTGTATGTTCTAATTTTAAAAACTCATTCACGGTCTACTCCTAAGTATAAAAAATCCTGTTGTTATCCAGTTGTCATAAACATAAAACTCTACTGCTTTAAGAACAGCCTCTCCATTTACTCTACCTTCATATTCTTTAGGTATAGGAAGATGATATTCTTTTTCTACTACTTTAACATAGCTATGTAGATTACCATCTGTATCCATAAGTAATCCAGTAGTATCTAAAAAGTATGGACTAGTTTCTACCATAGTTACAGTTGTATTTTTAACTAAGGTTTTGAAATCTCTTATCTTATCTTGTAAAGCAGGAACAAATGTATCTTTTATTTGTCTATCTATAGTACCTTTAGTAGTAACACTATATCCCATACCATAGTTCTTGTTATATACATCTGTTATGATCTCTACAGTAAGAGAGTTAACACCTTCGTTATCATACGGTAGTTTCTTAGCTTCGAATGTAACATCACCTGGTGTTACTAAAAACTTACTAGCTACTACTGTATTTCCTCTTTTTAGATTAACAGTTATACCTTTACAAAGTATATCAGTTGTAAACTCTGTATTGATCTTAAACTTAATCAGATCTGGTAAGTTAGAAGTTATAGTACCTAGAGTTACTTTACCAGGTAAAGAACCAGCTGCTACTAAGGTAGCATCGTTAATGAGCAAGCTATCACCTTTATAAGGTATATTACCAGCATTAGTTTCTAAATAACAACTTACTAAGAAATCTTCATTAGCTGTTATTTTATCTTTTATATCACTATCTAGTAATCCAATCTTACTAGTTAGATTTATTTCTACTTTAGTTACTTCGTTATTACTAACTTGTGTTAGAGTACCTATTAGCTTTCTAACAGTTATAACGTTAGGTAATTCGTTTTTAACATTAGTAACAGCTAAAGAACTGTTAGAGTTAACAGTTAGTCCCTCTACTTCCAGATCTAAATCAGATAGTTCAAAACTACTGTGGGAGATTAAATATCTCTTATCAGCTGTAGTAAATGATTTACTAGTATCTTTTACTATAATAGCTACAGATACATCTACTCGAGGAGCTTGTTTTAAATTACCTAAAGCCATAGCATCTAGAGTAGTTTTAATAAACTTACCTACAGGAAGTTCTAGTACCCAAGGATTAGCATCTAGCTTATTATTTTCTTTAGCTATAGCTAAGATAGTTTCTAATTCTGTGGCATCATAGGTGTATTTATCAGATCTATCATTTACGTTAACTCTTATTACAAGTTTTTCATCTACTAGAAGATCTTTAGTTATAACCATATCGCTAGAGAATCTAACGGCTAGTGTTTTACCAGTTGGATAACCAGTTATTCTACTAGCATAGTCATAATCACTTACGTAGATATAGGATGGTTTAGTATCTTGTCCTAAGAATGGATCTGTATAAGAAGCTCCATCACCACCTAAATCTCCATCTGTAATTAATCCAGTTTGAGCTTGTTCTTGAATATATCTACCAGTGCCTGGTATAGTAGAAAAACTTATATCGTTACTAGCGTTACTTATAGTAGTTTCTCCATCTTGCGTACCATCGTTATGGATACTCTTAGCTATGATAGAAATTAATCTATATGGAGCTGTTACTACATCTATTAGCATATCTAATGGTATAGAAGTTAAATACCTAGAACTAACTAGTTCTTTTAATTTTTGTAAAGGTTGTGTCTTACCTACCGAACCATAAAGAGTCCATTGTGTCTTAACATGGTGATCTGTTCTTACTATAAGTTTAAGTTTTAAACTACCAGTGTTATTAGCTATGTTTTCTACACCTAGTAAAGGTCTGTTAACATCAACAACATCTCCATCACCTGCTATATCGAAGGTAAAGAAATCTATATAGACATGCCCATTACTTTTAGCTTTAAGAACTATAAAGTAATCTGTTACGTTATTATATTCAAAGCTAAACTGATCTCCTGTTCTAGAAGAGATATAAACACCTTCTGTTTGTTTACTATAGTAAGATTTTAGAAGTTTATTAGTTATACCAGTTTGTTCTTCTACAGTACCTTCTGTTCTTGTTTTAATAGTCCAGTTGAGATCTATATCTTCTCCTAACTGATCTAATTGGGTAGTTAGTAGTTTAGGATCTACAGATGTTATTTTATTTCCACTTATCCTTTTAAAAGCAAAGTCTAATCTAAAGATAACTGGAGGTTCTGGAGAGGTATAAGTATCATATGGAACATAGTTACCAACATTAGACCAAGGTGACATAGTAGTACCAGAAACATATCTATACTGTAGTTTAGCTCCAGCCACTACTTTAGCAGAAACTACTGGAAACTTATGTTTACAGTCTGGATCATTTAGAACCATAAGTACTTTCTTAGCAGTAGGATCTAATAACCTCCAAATAGTTCCAGTATGTGTACCTGTAAAACCAGAAGCTACTTTAAAATTACCATCTGTTCTGTTAAAGAGAGGAGCAGCTGGTTTTTCTATAAGGTCGTTATGAGAAATACCTGCTGTTTGTGGGAAAGTAGTATTAACTTGTAGATCTTCTACTTGTACTAATCCTAAAGTAAAAGTAGGTGAAGAACCCGGAGCTATAGTACTGTTAGTAGTAAGTAGTTTACCAGATCTATCTGGCACTTTTATTAAAAGATCTTTAGGCTGGTTGGGAAATCTAAGTATCTTAGAACCACCCAGAGCAACAGCTTGAAAGACTATGTTATTCATGTGTTTCTCCTTAGTTTATAGAGCCTATATGGCTCGATCAGTCAACGTCACCCCTTATAGCGTATAAAAGAGTAGGTAGAGGACTAACCTCTACCTACTCTAGTTTTATATTTTGGTTAGTTCGTATGTTTTAGGCGCACTAAATGTTAATGCCATCATACCTGTATAAATACCTCTGTATCTCTTATAGGTGCTAACATCAGGATCTGTTGTTAGATCACTATCTAAGATAGCAGGAAGTTTAAAGGTTGCGTTAGCTAGACTAATATGTATATTCTTTCCATTAACAGAACTAAAACCATAATTCCTCCATCCTGAAGAATATTGTCCACTAGAAGCAACGACAATACGAATATATTTCTTACCATCAATTAGAACTATATCTGCTTTGTGCTTAACTTGTGAATTAGCAGATGGTAGTAATTCTTTAATATAGTCAAATCTATCTGTATCACTCTTAGTTTCTGCTATAGGTGCAAGAGAACTAGTTCCAGTATATTTTGGATCAATAGTATTGCTAGTATTAAAACCAAATCCCATTAGAGATCCAGAACCAGATCTTAATGTGCTAGCTATAGCTTCAGTATGTGGAATATACATAACAAAGTCTGGTGCGATATGCAGATCGGTACCATACATCGTCTTAGTTCTAAGCTGTAAATAGATCATTACTCTAGTTGTTAGAGATTCTAAGTTCTCTTCAGTGGTTGTATAGTAACCAGGTATAATTTCTATTACTGGTTTGAACCACACCATCTCTCTATCGTTCATACTTAAAACACTGTCTTGTATAGTATTAAACCTTGTAACATCGTAAGTACTATTTACTATAGCACCATGGTTACCAGGAGTAAACTTACCATTACTATCTTTATAGTTAGCATTAGTAGCTAGTTCTATACCATTAGCAGACATAGGTAAGTCTTGTTCGAAGATATGATTTATCCTCATGATCTTTTCAGCATTAGGATCTGCTCTTCCATTTACTTCTATACGTTTATTAGGGAATAGCACACCAGAAGAAGCTATACTACCTAAGATAGCTTCATTCAGTCCTATATCAACAGTAGAAGTTCCATTAGGATATGCTCCACTGTTTAACCCTAAAGAAGCTATTTGTGTATCTGAATATAGACTATGGTTTTCCCAGTCTTTGATTATAAAATCTCCAGTATTGAAGTTACTATTTTCGATATCCAAACATCTTATTCTAACTCTGTTATAACCTAGAACAAAATCTTTTCTTTTCTTATAGTAACCTGGTATATTTCTATCTAGAAGAACACCTATTTCTCTTAATGCTCTTATACTAACTTTATAAGCAGCTACATTTGGTATAACATAGAGCTTACCATTCTTATAGTAAAGATGTGCTGTATTGCCAGTATAGGAATTAGTATTATTCCAGTTAGGTCTCATCTTGTCTTTTGGTAAACCTAGTCTTTCCATAAGAGTATTTAAGATGTTGTTTATTAAATTATTATAGCCACTAGCTGTAATGGTAAAACCATAGCTAGTAGTTAATAACCCAGCATTTCTTATAGGATCATATTGTTCTACTAGTTGCTGATCTGAAAACTTAGATCTTACAACATCTTTATATCCTGTTAACCATATAGGATTAAGATACAGTAGAGTGTATAAAAATCTATTTCTAAAATGTTCTGCAGCAGTTTGATTTAGGTAATCTATATATAGCATACCCATAATCTCTACTTTTATATCGTTTTTGATTAAATTGCTTATAGAAGGAGTATTGTTTAAAACACTACCTTTAGCATCTATAGGAACAGTTATTACCTTACCAGCGAACCAAGCTTTAAAAGCAGTTTGTTCAAAAGTAAACTCTTGCTTAAATGGTAAGATCTTAAACCAGTAAGGAGATAAAGGAGAACTTACTATTTGTTTAAGTTCTTCTAAAGTAGGTATACCTATAGAGAACAATTTCTTCCTACCTAAAGAAGAAAATGTTAAGCTATCTTCATCTGGATCTAGAAGGTTATAAGTACCTAATAATAGATCTGCTATAGAAACATTAGTTAATGGTGGTGTAACTGTTAAATACCTTGTTCTAGTACTTTCTCCCGTATAAGTAAACTTAAATACTTTAGTAGGATTGATACCATAAGTAGTTACTATAGTAGGAACATTACAGTTGGTTGTTTCAGTACCAGTTAAAGGTTCTTTCCTTATTAGTACTCCTGCTAGTCCTAATAACTCTCTTACAGATACAGCTACAGCATTAAGCTCATTCCTATCTTGATCAACCTCTATACTATCAGCATCTATGGCAAATGTAGGATTTCTAGATTTGTCTACTAGCTGTGTTTTAAATCCACCTTCTGGATCTATAGTTGGTCTTAAGAATGATGTTGTAGTTAACAGTCCTTGTAAAGAAGTCTTAGTTTCTCCATTATAAGGATATGTCTTACTAGGTGGAATAGTGATCTCTCTTTTTTCATCTGCACTAAGAAGATATATACCTCTTTGTACACCAGACCAACTCTCTTTCCTTTTCTTAAGTTCTGCTGTATCAGTAGTAGCTGGCATAGTAAGCTGTATTTCTTTATGTATAAGATTTTGAACTTCTACACTAGCTATGGTTTTAACTTCTGGAACTTCTTGACTACTGTAGTTAGGTTCTTTTACTTCTAGGACATTAACAGTTGGCCAATATCCAGTACCGTAGTAAGTGAAGTATTTATAAGTTACTATATCTAGTACTTTATCATCCACTCCATCTACTTTTGGTATAGTAAGCTGTAACCAAAAGATTTCTTTATCTTGGAAGAGTTTTTCTTTCTTACTAGTATCTCCTAGTTTTAGATTAGCTAGGTCTTTTATATTAAAGACTAAATACTTATAAGTTTTACCATCTTTACCTAAATAACCAGAATAAAGATAGTTAGTTTCTAAAACATCTAAAGTCTCCCACTGATCTCCATCTTTTAAAGTCATGACTTTAAGTTTTACTTCTTTATTACCAGACTTCTCTTTATAACCATCTAGTAGAGCTAACTTACCATCTGTTTTATAATCATCTAGTAGATCTTCTAAAAACAACGGATAGTCTTTCTTCCACTCGTCTGTACTACCATAACTTTCTATAGGATCTAAAGATTTTATAACTAAACTTAATGTATCATTAGGATAAAACTGTATACCATCTCCTTGTGTACTACCTTCTGTTAGTTGTTCATTTAGTTTATCTATCCAGGTGTTACCTAAAGCTATTCTTTCTGTAAAGGATGGGTTATTTAAAAGTAACACTTCAGGATGTAACTGCCAGTTACCTTCCATAGTACCATCTCTTCTTATAATCAAAGTTTCATCTTTACCTATAGGAGGTAATGGTTTACTACCAGGAGGAGTAGCTGTAGTAGTATAAACTAAAACACCAGTTACTTCTTTCTTTAACCCAGTATTTAAAATCAATTCTAGCTTATAGGTATACTGTTGTTCTCTTAGGTTAAGAGAATTAAAAGCTAAACCTTTTTGTGTTTTTAAAGTACTATCTTCTAGTTCTGTTAAAACATCATCTACTTCTTTATTTACAACATGACCATCTACTCCTGTAAAGGTTACTTTAAGTTTGTTTTTATCTTTTATATAACCTGCTACTGGATTCAATACTTTTATTATACCTGGTATAATAGTTGGATTATGACCAGTATCTACTTTTAAGATGTTAAGTGTTTTACTACCAGTTACTTTAGTAACAGTATTACTCTCTACAGTATATAGACTGTTATCCATAACTATAGTCATCTCTGGATCATAGAGTAGATAATCTCTCCTATAGATAACTCTAGTATTATAGAAGTTAATATTAAGAGCTATATCCCTATACTCTCCTTTAGTTAGTCCAGCTAGTAAACCATCTATCTTAAATAAGCTTACTCCATCTACTCCACTACTTTCTCTAACTAGAGTATTTACTTCTTTAGTTATTAACTCTTTATAAGTTTTATCTGCTATACCAGTAGGTGGTATTTTATATACGTTAATTAAAACACCATCTGTATATTTTGCTTTGTTATTACTTAAGAGTTCATATACCCAGTTAGGTAGGCTAGTAAATCTTCCTGCTGTAGTATAGTAACTAGTTACATTAGTATCTGGTAAGATTTCTCTTACGTATTTCCTAGTACCTAGCTTATAGACTAAGTTATGATTTAGTTCTAAGTTAATAAACTTACCCATAACAGACATAAAGATTCTAAAAGTAACTGGTATAACAAAACTTCTTATAGTCTTACCATCTACTTCGTCTGTATCGTAAAGAATATCTAAATCATAACTAGCTTTACTAACTAGATAATCAGCTAGTCTTTTACCTATACTAGCATCTGTTAACAATTCTTTAAGCTCAAAGACATGCTCTACTTGGTCTTTAGCAAAGTTTTTATTTACAGTTTGTCCTACAGGTACTAAGTTGTTATTCCTTCTAAAGTACATAGTAACACTGGCTGATTCTACGTTTTGTATAAGGTTAACTAACCCAGATGCTAGATCAGACTCTCTTATCCTTAGTTTAACTTGGTCTATAGCACCATCTGCTATATAGACATAGTTTTCTTCAGTACCTTGTTGGAAAGTACTAGGAGTATCTAATAGTATCCACTGGTTGTTCATATCTTTAATAGTACCATCTATGTTAGTTAGTCCATTAGCCCAACCTTGTAAAATACTATCTACATTACCTTTAACTCCACCAGTACCTACAACATCTAGTTCGTTACTATCTGCTGTAAAATACTCTTTACCGTTATACTCTATAACGTAATAACATTTGATCTTATTACCAGAAATAGAAGATAAAGAAATCCTAGTTCTTTCATTACCATCTGCTGTTAGCTTTAACGTATTGTTTCCTTTACTCATGATCCATACTGTTTTAGTATGTACATAATCAGAGTTAGGAGCTACGAATGGAGTAGCTATAACACCGTTAGTAACTTTAGAAAGAACAGGTGCTCCTAAAGATACTTCGTTAGCTAAAAACCTGTTATGGTAAGTAGCTGACTCGCCACCTTCTATATCTGTATAGTAAGTGGTTTTAAGTATATACTCTTCTCCAGCTTTTATTTTCTCTATAGGGATAGTAATAGCTGTTTTATTTATTCTATCCTCTTTAGACTCCCATAGTTTAGTTTCACCACTAGGGTTAACAGAAACTAACTCCCAGTTGGTATACTCATGGCTAGGTTCTGCTCCATCTCCTACACTAGCAAATGGAATAGCTGTTACTTCTAACTCAGTAGGTTTTTCTACTATAGTTGTCTTAGGAGTAACAACAGTCTTTCTATTATAATATAGCTTATAAGCATCAGACCACTCTGAAGTAACATCTGAACTTAAGAACCTATACCTTACCCAAATATCTCCTTTATAACCTGGAACAGAAGGTAGTCTAAAGCTAGTCTTAGTAGGTTCTAGTTCTGCTCTAGTAACTATCAATTTGAACTTATCGTCTATAGCAACTTGAACTATAGTTTTAGTATGTGTACCTAAAAATACTTCAGATGTTTTATAGGTATCAAATGTGATAGGAGCATTAACATCAAAATCAGACTGAATATAAGCATGTTTAGTAATATCTGGTTTCTTTATCATATACGTAACGAGATCTGATGGGTTAACTATCAACCCAGACTCAACATCCTTATCCGTACCAAGTTTACCAGACTCAGCTGGTAAGTTAACTATCACATGTTTAGCATCTGCTTCTGTCTTAATAGATTTATACAGAGGTTTGACACTGTCGTGTATGCGTAACTCGGCCATATGGCATCTCCTTTTTTATTATTAACTAAGGGTAACACCCAAAATCACTCATCTCCCTATAAAACAAGTAGGCAGTAGCCACTAGCTACTACCTACTTATTCTAATTTTATAAAGGAAAATCACAAAAAGAAAGCTCTAGTAACCGACAAGGTTACTAGAGCGAAAAAAAGAAAACCCCAGTAGCCTACAAGGCTACTGGGGGAAAATTTACCAGTTGTAAGGTTGATACACCACCTTAGTTTTGTATTGTTAGTCTAAAACTAACAACGCCACCCTAGAGTTATAGCTTATGCGCACTTAGATATAACCCCTTGGCATGGTCTAATAGCTTTCCGAAGTTAGTAAGATTTTTTTATTTTCACCAAGCTCATCTTACAGATTTTACAACTTTGACCTTGTTGCTCGACTTACTTACTATTAGTATGCATCTAACAACCTATAGGAACAAAAAAGAGATAGAGTAGGACACTGTCCTACTCTATCCCCACGATATAATTCAATATCTAAAAACAGTTCTTTAAAACTTTACACCAAACCAAAGTGTTTGTTCGCCTCTTGCCCATAAGTGTTTATCATATCCCTTAGTAGTTAATAAAGCTAGTACATCAATTACCCAAGGAGGTCCTTTCTTTAAATTTCTACCTTAGAACATAACTTACACTTCCACCCTAGACTTCCATCTTATGGCCACTTAGACTTCCATCCTTGGCATCCTTAGAACATAGCTTTTCATATTCTAAATGCATATAATACAAGATTATTTCAAACCTGATAATTTTAAAATCAAAACTCTATGGATTCTTAAGCAAGTATCTAATATTCTTAGTATAGCAGCTGAGTCATTAACTAGCTGTGCTGATCCACCTAGGATATCCATAACTTCTTTAAACTTAGTTTTATTAACAGCAAATGTTTTATTATCTTTCTTAACGAAGTTAGTTATATTGTTAGCTATAGAGTTACTAAGATCGAAGAACTTAGTTAAGTTATTTAAATCTCTAGCTCCTATAATATCTTTTAAAGTATCATGGCAGGTTTTAAGGCTACTGAAGTTAGGTATAACATCTCCTAACTCTCTATGGTCGTTCATGTTCCTACCATCCATAATCTCTTGTAAATATTTATCCAAGATATTAGAAGACTCTTGAACATTTTTAACTAGTTCTTTATCACTAGCAGCTGATATTCTAAAATCTTCATTACCTACTATTTTACTTATATAATCATCTACTTCTCCTAGTAAAGGAATAACAGTAGTATGTACAAAAATTACTTTATCTTTAAGACTAGTAATTAAAGTATAATAGTCTGGTTTAATACCAGGCATATAAGGAATTAAAACTTTAGAAACAGCTAGATAAACATCACCTGGCTTATTAGATATTTTTTCTATATCTTTATCATAAGCTCTAAGTTCAGAACTATACTTACCAGATATCTTATCTAGTTCTTTAGTATTGTTCTTACCTGTTATACCAAACATAGCTGCTAAAGATGACATCTTCTTAAAAAAGAAATCTGAAATCTTAACTACAAAACTACCAAAGTCTTCTTGGTTAGCTGTTATGTGGCTAGTAAGGTAGTCTGTATTAACTCTATGGCTACTAGCCTCTTGGTATAATTTATATACGTCGTTCATGTCGTTATCCTTTTTGAAAATATAAAAAGATCTACCCTAGTACCGTAGATCGTTAAGTCAGCGAACAATTTTTACTAACTAGCTATAGAATGACCAAAATCAACATGTAAAAGGAACAATATGATAGGAGCTAATTTTAACTTCGGAGAGAAAATACAACCCAAGGTATTTTTTAACGTAGGAGCTTGCTTAGATATTCCAACTTCTTCTTTAGAACTAGGAGCTAAAGGAGAAACTATAAGTAATGGAGGTATGGGTGCTATAGCTGGTGTTGTAGGAGCCGGTAATAACTTTAAAACAACCATTTTACTTTATCTACTTATGTCTTCTTTAGCTAAGGTATTAGAGTCTAAAATACACACCCAACTGATGATTTACGATACAGAAGTTAACACCTCTATAGATAGAATAGAAGAACTAGCTTCTTTATTCCCAGCTATAGGATATAATGCAGTGTTAAGAGAAGATGCTGTTATAGTTATAGTAGATAAAACAACTATATCTGGTAATGAATGGGCTGAAAAGCTTTTTGAGTATATGGAAGAGAAAGTAAAAGATAAGAAAATCCAGATAGAATATCCATGCCTTATAGATCCTTATACTAAGAAACCAAGAGTGATGCCTATACCAACATTCGTATGTATAGATAGCTATACTGGATTAGAAACAGCTTCTGTATTTGAAATGCTATCTGGAGATTTAGATAGTAAAGACACTAATACCTACGCTATGAAACAAGGACAGTTTAAAACTAAGTTCTTATCTCAACTACCAGCTAGAGCTACTCCTTCTAATAGCTTTATAGGTATGACAGCTCATGTGGGTGGTAAAGTAGACATGGCTGCTAAACCTTGGGAAGTTGCTAGTAAACCTTTACAACATCTACAAGGTGGAGATAGTTTAAAAGGGGTAGGTAGTAATTTTACTTTCTATACGAATATAGCTTTCCAAGCTAAAGATGCTTCTGCTTTCTATAATCAAGGTACTAAAGGACCAGAATATCCTAGAGATCCTAATGATGTTTTAAAAGCTGATTTGAATAAAGTGCAGATGGTTGTTTTAAGAAATAAGAATGGATTATCAGGTGTTATTATAGAACTTCTAGTTTCTCAAGATCAAGGTGTTTTACCTACCTTAACAGAGTTCCATAATATTAAATCTTTTAGAGTAGCTGGACAGCTAGCTTATGGTATCTCTGGTAATGATAGAAGTTACTCTCTAGACCTATATCCAGAAGTAGCTTTATCTAGAACTACAGTAAGATCTAAAATAGATAGTGATCCATTGTTAAGAAGAGCTATTAATATCACATCTGAAATGTTACAGCTTTCTATGTTCCATAGCCATATAGTAAAATCTGAAATCTGGTGTACTCCTTTAGAACTATACGAAGATATTAAAAAGCTAGGCTATGATTGGAATGTTTTACTCAACACTAGAGGTTACTGGTTGATTAATCAGTATGATAAAGATGCAACTCCTTATTTACATACAGTAGATCTTCTTAAAATGAGGAAAGGTCTATATCATCCGTGGTGGTATAAGAAGTCAGATCTACATCCTTTAGATAAGCAGTAAGGAGGGCATATGAATAAGTACATAACAGTATATGAAAATGATACTAAAGATACTTATTTACATCAATGTCAAGCAGAAGATCACGAGCAAGCTGTTGAAATATCTAAAGTTCATGTAGACCACAAGTTTGGTCAAGAACATAGATTTTCCTTAATCTTAGTTGTTATAGATAAACCTATAGAATGTATAACAACTCCTATATTTACCAGAAAGGAACTGTATGCTTAGTAGTGCTGTTATAGACAACATAGCAAAAGTAAACGAACGTCTTATAGAACAGGTTTTAGAGCCTAACAAGAATGAGTATAGAAAATATACAACTCAAGAACTCTTAGGTCCTAAACCAGACAAAGATGCTGATCTGGTAGATGTAGTATACCAAGAGATAAAAAAGACTATAGGAGAATCTGAAGCAGAGTATTTCCTTAAGGATCCAGGAGTTACTTTTGCTAAGGATAAATTTTCTCTAGTACAACGAGTTATGATCAATAGGTTCTTTATAGACCATCTGGTAAGATATAGAGCCTATTTTGAAGTTGAGAATATGAGTGTATTATTCAACTTCATCCCTATGGAGGGTGATCATATCACATGGTATCAGAGACTATATGCCATGATTATACCTTGGTGTAAAGATCATGCTGTTATTAAGTTCTTCAAAGACCGTGAAGAACTTGTGAAGGAAAGAACAGTAGAGATTGTAAAAGAACATTTAGCTAACAAGACTACAGTGGAAGGTTAAATCCTTCCACTGTAGTCTGATGATTTAAGTTATTAAAGGATGACCATGACACCCAAAAGAAAACAAACACAAGAGTTAATTTTAAAATATATAGGTAAGATAGTATCTGGTAAAGAAAATGTAGATCTATATCAAAATCTATTTGACTCTATGACAGATCAAGATTTCGATAACTTTATGAACCAGTTAAAAGAAGGTAAAATCCATCTAGCTGTTGTTATACCTAATGATGGTAAAGTTAGAGTCTCTGTAGAGAATAACCTTAAGATAGGTAAAGAGTTAGGACATGAGTTCTTTACTAAGATCAAAGTTACTAACCATACAGAATATCCAGATCATATTCTACCTATTAAGTTTTTATCTTATTACTTACCTATAAGAAGAGCACAACAACTCTTAAGTAAGAAAATAAGTATACCAGAACACAACATGACTATAGATAGTATAACAGGTCAAGTAGCTGGTAGAAGTAGAGCTGGTTCTTTAACTTTCCCAGAACAACAAATTATGTTGTCTATGGATATGAAACAATCTGCTTTAGAACTAGCTAAAATAAGAGGAGGAGACCAAGGTGCTGCTAAAGCACTGAATGATAAACTCTTTAAAGATGGTAAAGCAACACAGGCTGAAGTTAACCAGTTCAGTACGACTGTAGGTTCTACTACAGCTCTTAAGAACTATTTATTAGCTATGGGTATAAGATCAACATTATGACAGTAGAGAGTGACTAAACGTCACTCTCTACTGTGTTTTAATCTTCAGATTTCTTTAGTTTTTTCAATAACGGATAATCTTTAACAGAATATACTTTCTTAAGTTTGTCTAAAGGATTCTCATAATCTGTAGCCAGATCTCCTGTAGAGAACTGTTCTAACCAAGCACCTGGTTTTAATACGAAATCTCCTTTAGCATCTTTTATATTAACTATCTTAGTATGTAAAGATTCTATATAGTTAATATCTATAAGCTGTTTATTATTATCTCCTGCTGACATATCTCCTATAGGTCTTTCTAATGGATCAAAATCTAACTCTTTAACTCTGATGTAATCTGGAGTCTTAGGAAGAGCATCTATGTTAAACTGTGGTACAGTAGCAAAGTCTCCTGTATATCCAGATGGCCAGTAGTCTGGTCTAATGGTATCAGGCCAAATAACCATATCTCCTGTAGGCCATGGTATAGGAGCTAAAGCTAGTTGAGTTCTACTTCGTAGTTTGATTACTTTCAACCAGTTATTAAAATTAACAGAACTAGCATGCAACCTATGTGTATTTTCTTCTAGAGCATTGAACTCTAAACCATATAAGAACATCATGCCTTTATTAGTCTTTAAGATAGTAGGATTGTTATAGTAAGAAATGATTTCTTTATCTATAGCTATAGTACCTAAAGACTGTAGAGAATATGAAGTTAATTTTTTCAATATGGTTCTATATTTTTCTATATTAGAAATTACAATATCATCTTGATCTAATGCTATACCTGTAAAAGTTTTAAGTAAAAGTTTTAAAGATCTTAAAGCATCCATGTTAGAGTTAATAGGAAAATCTATTTGATGTTGTCTAAGGAGTTGGTCTACTGTATAAGCATTACCATCCTTAGTAAGATCATATTCTCCAGCTAGTCTTAAAGATCCAAATACTTTCTTTATATTAGCCTGTACTATCCAGTCTTGAGAATTACAAATGTATAACCAAACTAGTTTAGAAAGCTCTATTTGATTATCTAAATAAGATCTAAAACTATCTATAGTATAGAAAACAGCTGGTTCTGTTTGTATATGTTCTTTAATAGCTAGAAGTAAAGGTTTAGAAACTCCACCATCTTCTATAGTATAGTTATCAACAGCATGTTGATAATCAGATAGTTTAGAACTCATGACGTTAGTATAATAAACCTTAGTAAGCTTGGTATTTAAATTGTCTGTTATATAAAGTAAAACTTTTAATAACATTAAAAAACCAATCCTAGGAGTAACTAGATAAACATTATTATGGGCATCCATAAACTCTTTAGGTTCATCTACGAAAGAATTGATCCTACCTCCTGCAACTGTCTTCTTTTTATTCGTATGGACATTACCAGGATATTCTTGTTTTTGTCTATAGAGTTTATCTTTAGCTAAACCATATATCCAGTAGTCCATAACTAAAGAAAATAAATCTAATCCAGTTTTCTTAAAAAGCTTGATACTATCTATATCTAAGATCTTAGTCTTTTCGGCTCCTCTAGCTGCATCTTTAGTAGCTTGTGTAGATTGATCTATCAACCAGGTTTTAAAGACTTGTGGCATATCTCTATTTACATCTGGAAGGGTATCTATTTCATCCCTTATCATAGTAGGGATTTCACAAGTAGTACCTTTATTAGTACTGTAAGATAAGTTAAGAGCAGTAGTAGATAAGATAGGATCTTTTTGTTCATAACTAGACTCTGTAAGGTCTCTAGAGTTATCTTTTAACGTAGGATCATTTCTATTTAGCTTATACTCTCCTAAACCTATATGGTTCATTTCGAATAGCTTGTTATAGACTTTCTTTAAAGTCTTTTCTTTACCTACGTTATGCATCATAACATCTAGGTTATTATATAACCACATGATAGAAGGTTTATTCAAACCTTTAATATCATCCCAGATGTCTAAATGACTTCTAAAGTAGTGTTCCAGGTGGAAACTATGTACTTGATAAGTACCTATCTTAGAAAGACGTAGGTTGATGATTTTTAAATAAACAGCAGATATTAAAAAAGCTAAAAAGCTAGCTAAGAATAATTCGTCTACAACTGTATAGGCTTTGACATACCATCTAGCCATAAGAGTTTGAATATACTTCTCTAGCTGTGGGATTAAATAATCTTCAGAAGGTTCTATTAGATTCTCGTTATAAGAAAGTATAGTTCCTTCTTTAGCTTGGATAGCTTTATTTATATCCACTGGCCAGATACAACCTAAAATAAACGTTCTATGTGTTGGATATTCTGCTAGAAGAGCATTATAATATTTATCCATCTTCTTTAGCTCTGCTAAAGTAGTAGGATGATCTCTAAGTAGATCTACAGATAGAATATGTTCTAGGTTATCTTCTAGTGTAGTAATTTTAACAGGTGTATCATACCTGTGCATCTTACCAGCTAGGTTAAGATAATACTTCCATTCCTCCGGATGATGGAAGTCAACTCTGAAGCTTTCACCTCGTTTAGCAGCTTCTATTTTACACCAGTGATTCATCGTCATGCCCAACTCATTAACCTTGATAACCAGGCTATCCGTGAGCGATTTGATATCAGCCTTGTATTGATCTATCGTGTACATGGGCTATGATCGTTCCTTTCTTTTTTAACATTTAAAATAATACAATAACAAGGAGTTATAAATGGCAGATGTACCATCTATACCTAAGCTCATTAACGAGTCACCTCAGGCTGCTGCCCTTGTCTCTAAGCTCAATACGAGCCAATCAGCGAACACCAGGCCTTATACGGAGTATAATTACGAGCAAGTTGCGTTAGGTACTCTATCTAGAATACAAAATAACGATTCCATTTTAAAATTACTTCCAGACTTAGAACTCTGTGTTCAGATCTATGTCTCTTGTATCTTAGACCCTAATGGAACCATAGGTTCTAAACTTACTCTACAACCTCCTAAAGTAAATATGCTACAATCAGTTAGATCCTCTATTACAGAAACCATAGCAGAGTATATAGATAAAAACTATAAACTTAACGGTAAACTAAGTAGGATCTTAAGAGAAGCTTTATTTACTAAAGGAGCTTACGTAGAAGCTATCATCCCAGAAGCATCTGTAGATAGACTTATAAATAGATCTAGTAACTACCTTGGAGTTAACAATGCTGTTAATACAGAAGACTATTCAGATTTTTCAGATGCTATGGCTCCTAAAGTACTAGGTGGTGAAAAAGAGTATATAGTACCTTTAAAAACATTTACTAAAAAGTATTTTACTACTAAAGGTAAAACAGATGCTGAGATAGAAAGAGATTTAAAAAGGTTTACTAATTCTTTAAACTCTAGGATCAAAACCATCAATAACGAGTCTTCTGTAGTTTTCTCTATGGCAGATATAGGAGACTATGTAAATATAACAGATGATTATACTATTTTATTTACTCCTAGGAATAAAGTAAAAGCGAATATAAACAAATATTCTATAAGCCATGAAGCTAGAGTAGATAAAAATAGTAAGAATAAAGGTAATAAAGATAAATCTAGTTATGACTATCTAGATACTTTATTTAGAAATAATGGAGGTATGGGAGTTTCACAAGTAGAGTTTGCTCTAAACGAAGATGAGACTATAAGAGACTCTGTAGATAAACCTATGGTTCTTAAACTTCCTGTAGAGTCTGTTATTCCTGTTTACGTTACTAATAATCCTGAAATGCATGTTGGATATTTTGTTCTACTAGATGAAAATGGTAATCCTTTAAATCTAGAAAAAGATAATCCAGCTTTAGATGTTTGTAACCATCAGTATGCCAATACTAGAGATCCTAAGACCAATATAATCAATATGGCAAGACATGGTTTACACGGAGCTATTAAAAATGTTCCTGAGATTAGAAACATAGACGAGTTGTATTCTGATATAGTAGACCATATGATCAAATCTAAGTTAAGAAACTCTGATTTTGAATCTCTAGTAGAACTAGAAGATACAGCAGAAGTTTATAGGGTTATGCTAGCTAGAGCTTTATCTGCTAAAATGACTAGATTACTTTATCTACCTAAAGAGTTAGTACAGTACTATGCTTTTGACTATAGAAACAATGGTACTGGTAAATCTCTTTTAGAGGATACATTAGTTCTAGCATCTATGGCTGGTATGTTACTCTATGCTAATGTTAAATCTAGTATACAAAATACTGTACCTATAACAGATATTACTCTAAGTATAGACGAAGATGATCCTAATCCATTAGGAACAGCTGAAAAGTATTTGTCAGAAACTATAAGAGCTAATAATATAAATTTCCCTCTAGGTATGACAGATCCAACTTATCTACATGACTGGGCTATAAGATCAGGATTTAGATTAAAAGTTGAATCTCCATCTTTACCTAAGCTAGATGTAGATAGATCTGTTAGTACTGGTATCAACGGTGATATTCTAGATAGCTCTCAAGACGTTTATAGAACTATAATAGGTATGATAATCAAATCTCTAGGTATGTCTCCAGAGATCGTAGAGTCTGCTATGAAAGAAGAGTTTGCAGCATCTGTAGTAGCTAAGAATAAACTTCTAGCTAAGAGGATCATGATGTTCCAACAACAGTTCATAGACATGATAACAGAGCATGTCAGACTGATCATAAGGAACGATGTTATCTTAAGAGATCTTATAAGAAGTTCTGTTAACAGTAATAAAGCAGAGATAAAGAAAGGTATCAAAACTTACCTTAAGATAAACGATGCTGAGTTACAAGATATAGAGCTGAATAAAATCAAAAACAGTGATCTAGAAGAATATCTACTAGATGTTTTTACAGAAGGTATACAAGCTACTCTACCATCTCCAGATACATCTGGAGAAGATGAGAAACTAGAAATACTTAATGCTGTTAAATCTAGAATAGAAACTGTAGCTGATATACTCTATGCAGATAGTACATTCCTAGATGCTACTTTAGGTACTACAGAAGTAGATGTTAGTAAGATCAAAGGTATGGTTGTTTCTGGCTACATGAGGAAATGGATAATAGATAACAATATGACTCCAGAACTAGTAGACTGGTATAAGAAGAGTGATGATAACACACTTAAGGAACCATACTTCGACGATATTAAAGATTTTGCTGCTGGTGTTATGAAAGAATATAACAAGTACCTAGAAAGAACAGAAAAAGAGCTAAAAGATCTAGGTAAAGAAATCTTGAAGTATAAGGGTAGACTAGAAGAACTAGCGGGTGGTACTTCTGATGTTAGTGATGACTCTGGAAGTAGCGATAGCGGTGGAGACAACGAGAACGTCTCTGAAGATGGAGTCGATCAGTTCGATATGGGAGAAGAAGGTGAAGAGGGTGGAGAGGAAGACACTCCACAATTCGAGGATGAGAATGCAGGTGCCAATCAAGGTGACCAAGGTGGAAATCAGAACCAACAACAATCTGGTGGTAATGATGAAGTTCCACAATTCGAAGGTTAATGGAAAGTACAACAGTAGCTATAGCTACTGTTGTACATCTTTTTTGTTTTCTAAAATAACTTTACTACTATACATATTATGCCAAATACCTACAGCATCTAATGTTTTATTCTTTATTATGGTATAATATACCCAACAATTAACTCCAGTTCTTACTAGATATAAATAAACTTTAACATCATCTTTTTCCATTTGTTTAAGATGGTTTCTGTTTATAAAATCTATATCAGGAACTAAAGCGATTTTAATCTTTTTATTATCAGATGTAAACTCTACAGGTATTTCATCTTTCATACCTAAGGTAATGACTTGTTTGTTCTTAACAGTACTAAATATCTTATCTGTTATGTCTATAACTTGTCTAGTTTTATTACCACCTTTTTCTATATCTAACAATGCTTGGTCTAAAACGTTAGAAAGATTTTGAGTTAGATCATAAGCTTTCCTACCCATACCTGGTGGATATACTGGATATACTATAGGTTCCATATCTAGTATCTTAAGTTGTGAGTTCTTGTTAGGTAGTAAAGCTTTAATACCAAAACCATTGATATAGGATTGATATTCTGGTTTATAAAGTTTTTCCATATCTACAGCATAGATTAAAACTGGATTATACTGGAAGTTATCTTTATAGGCATCTATAACTTCTTTTAAGATCTTAGGTAGTTCTTTTAATCTTACTATACCAAAGATAGGATTAGATGTTCTAGAACCTACTTTATCTATACCTATATAGTTCATAACAGTTAGATTAGCATATGGATTAACATCATTGTGCATAAAGTAAAGATCTCTATAACGTAAGAAAGGATGTTTATTTACATTAGGTTTCCAATACTTACCTATAGTCCAACTACTATGTTCTATGTTTTTCTCTTTAGAAAGATTACAAAGCTTTCTAGCAGTTCCTGCTAGTCTATCAGCTAGTTCATTTCCTACATTACCAGTATGACCATTAACTTTGGTAAAGGTTAGGTTTAAATCTGGATGTTCTTCTAGTATAGGAAATAAAAACTTATAGATCCTTGTTACCATAGCTATGGTTATAGGTTTCTTATATTCTGTTATAAAAAGATCTAATTCTTCGTAGTTCTTAACATGCTTTAGACATCTTTGGAAAATATAGATAGAATATAAACTATCTGTTAGAACCTCTATACTCTTTAAGTTATATTTATCTTCTTTTTTAAAATAATTTAAAACCTCTTTAAGACCAAACTCTGTAGCGTAAACTTCTGCTTCTACAGATGTACCTGTATAATCTGCTTTAGATACATAACCATCTAAATATCCTATAGGAGACACTCTTAAATGTTCTACATTAACATTAGCAAACTCTAAGAGATTATCTTGTCCTATATAACCTCTTTTAGAAGGAAAAGCACCTGCTGGAAGATCAGATGTTTTCTTTATATTGTCTTCGTAATAATAACCGTGATATCCCATACCTAAAATAGCATCTGTAGAATTACCACCAGAACCATCTGTATAGAGTACCATATTAACATTTATCTTATCCATTATAACTCCTTGTTTTTAGTCTATTCAATCCACAATACCAATAATTTAAGGAGATGCTTGAAAAAATCAAGTACATCCCTAGAAAATAAGGGAAGTAGAAAGGATGACTTATGTCTAAAGAAATGCCTAGCATATTTACACCTAGTGAACAAAATGATTTAGACCAACTACGTAATTACAGAATGGCTATGATACAAGAAGCATTTAAAGATGGTACACCTTCTGATACTAAGACTATGAGAGTTATTAACGAATTACTAACCTCTCAAGAGTCTGCTATTACTACAACAGCTAGTATTAGGGTTAAACAAGAAGCTGCTAAATCAGATACCGAGATAAAAGAGACTATAGCCAATATCTTTAAAGAACATGCTGATAAAATGGCTAGTTTACCTACTAGAGATTTAACAGTAGAAGTAGAGTTAGTTACAGATGAATTAGAACCACCTATCTTTGTTCCTGGAGAAACTTCTGATGTCCAAGAACAAATAGATTTCCACAGCATTATGGGAGATGATTACAATGGTTAGAGCTAGTCAGATCACAGTCTATGGTTTAGGTCTTATCAATGCTATGCTAGCTAAAAGACCTTATGTTGTTTATGATAATACAACACTAAATGAAAAGCATAATGTATTACCTACACGTCATATGGTAGCTAATCATAAACATCCTGAATATCCTATCCTAAGATATTTTGCTATAGGTATAGGAGGTATTCCTATTATAGAAGATGTTAACCAGTATAGGTATTCTCAACACTCTCCTTTAGATGCTGCTTTGTTTAAACAAATACCCTTTGCTATTAAACCAGTGGATAATGATTTCTTACCATCTGAAAGAGATAAATACAGGATCAGAGTTCCTATGGATATTAGAGGAGAAAAATACTGGGCTTACTATTTAAAAACTACAACTAGTGTAGATTATAGAGGTTATAGCTATATAGTAAGGAAAGTAAATGGAGAAGATGTTCTTTCTATGTTAGATATTAACACAGATAAGTTTTTAAATCCAGAACCATCTTTTAAACCTTTAAGTAAAGAAGATATGTTAACAGCTCCTACTGTTATTAACAGATTTAAATTAGAATTAGAGCTAGATGAAAGAGACCAGTTAGAACTACAAAATGTTCTACATCTTTTAGATCTACCTGTAACTACTAAGATAACAGAGATAGGAGTTTGTTTTGGACATAATGTTTTAACTAACGACGGTTATGAATTAATAGACGCACAAATAGCCTATCACATAGATGTAGACTTAGATGTTTCTGTAACATTCGATGCTAGGATACCGTTTAAAGAAAATATAGAGTTAGGTGGTGCTGAACCATTATGGATTTCAAAAGTGAATTAACATGGTATAATGTATTAGGAATAGATCCTGGTAATAACCTAGGTATTTCTATAATACAGGTGGATATTGAGAGTAATGAAATAGTTAATATACAAAGTGCTAGCTATGTTTTAGATAGCTTTGTTTTTGACGAGTCTTTTAATAGGATGTTAGATAGATGTTTAAAGTTAAGATCTATTATAGAAGGGATTATTTCTTCTTATAGACCTAGCTTATGTGTTCTAGAATCTTCGTTTATGAATACTAGATTTCCTAAATCTGTTATACAGCTATCACAGTACGTAAGTACTATAGAGCAAACTATCAAAGTTACAGATCCTTGGTGTAAGTTACTTAAGCTACCTCCTAAGGATATTAAAGCTAGATGTGGTGCTGGTGGTAATGCTGATAAAAATGAAATGAGATCTAACTTACTAAAGAAGAGAGAGATAGCCAGTAAGATAAACTTAAACTTACTATCAGAGCATAGTATAGATAGTTTAGCTATGGCTTATGTAGGATATAATATACTACAAGAACAACCTTATCTACTCTACTCGTTACCTTGGTAACGAGTAGAGTACTTTTCTGTTTTTCTTAGATCTAAGTTAGGACTAAACTATGTTAGAAAGAATAAAACGTTATTGTATAAAGAAAGGATGGAGATTACCTAAAACTACATATGAAAAGATCTACTATATTTTATATAGTAAAATAGATCTTAGAACTCTATACCAGATAGAAGAGTATTTTGTAATGCCAGATATTGATAAATACTGTTTAGAGTTTGAGAACATATTGAAACAAGATCTTTTTGTAAAAGCTTTAGAAATTACTAAAGTATCTAGAAGTACTATACCTCCTAGAACTTTTTATAGGTTCTTAGGAGTAGATGGTAAGATACCAGTAGATCCAGAAGAGAAGATTAAAAAGTTTTGTAGTCTAGCTAGACGTATATTATATCTATTCGATAACAATCTAGGAGTAGCTAAATGTACAGGAGCTAAAGGACCGCTAAGTTACAATATGAACCTATTAGGACTACATATTATTTATATAGATAGCATAATAGACAATATCTATAAATGCTGTCAAATAGAACATAAGGCGGTATAAGATCTTATCGCTATTCAAGGAGATAAAATGGTAAAGAACGATTTACCAAACTTAAGTACAGTGTTTGAAAAACCTGTACAAAAGTCAGCCAGTGGTGCATTAGCTAACCTCTTTAGAAAACTAACTTTGAAGTTAGGGTTGGCTAACAAGCTAAGGAACTTGTGCAGAAACGCACAACTTAGAGATAAGCTGTATAGACAGAAGTTAGGTTCTAGCAACATAGACGATAAACTAGAACACAGACTTTACAATATGGCTACAGGTGATAAACTTACCTTTGAAAAGTTTACAGCTCTTATTTCACATCTATACGATGTAAATGAATTTGAGTTTACCATAAGAGTTAAACCTTTAAACAGCGATGAATGGATAGAGGTTAGACAAGAAGTCTATAATCATTTAGGACCTATATTGGAGGAAGAAGATGGAGATAATCTCGAACAACCAGCTAAACATGAACATGATAGAAAACGCATGCGACATATTAAGAACCAAGTTCGTGAACAATGATGGTAGGGAAGAAGTAAGGAATCTTATAGTAGATGTAGATAGCATTTTTAAATACCAGCTATTTACTATAGATGGATTAACACAAGCTAGAAGACTAACTATAACACATCCTGTAAAATCTGAACTAAGATTACAAATCTTATCAGATCTATATGAAGCATTGATACTAGCTGGAGCAACACCAGAAATGATCATCAACCACGTACAGATGGTATTTGATGCTATAGTTAAAGATACTAACTTATATACCATCTATAAAGATATCATCCCACCACACATGCGTGGTGACAGATTACTTAATGTTTTAGAAATCTATGGTCCGTTGTTCATTCAGGTTTTCATACTGAAGAGCGTTGGTCTAACTCTTCTAAGAGTTATCGAAATGGATATGCTAAAAGAATCTGAAGAAGCAAAAGAGTTAGAACTAGAAAAACTAAGACGTAAGAAATTAGAAGAGTATATGAAAGGTTTAAACAATGATGAAAATACAGCCACTAGGGGACAGTAAGTTCTTAGAGATAACTCCTGATATGGAAGAAGGACGTGATTATGTATCTCTATCTACTTTAAGTAAAAGTCCATTAGGCAGATCATTAGCCTTAGGTTATAACAGGAAAATGAATACTGTTATAGGAGAGGTTAAGAGTATAAGAAGGTTCATGGAGTATGTAAGTACTAAAAACTATCCGACTAAATATCTTTTACAGAATAAACTTAAAAGTTCCGATATTAGAGAGATAGCTAGATTAGATACACTTACATTACCTAACTACTGGGGTATTTTAGCTTATATAACTTGTAAACGAGTTAAAGAAGATAAAAGAGTAATAGACTTACTTAAGCAAAATGAATTACCGTTAACTATAGTGCAATGGGTAGAGCCAGATAAAGAGTTTAAGAAGCTAGAAGGTAATAAACTGTGTTTAGCTAACGTAGATAAGCTAGCTATGTATCTAGCTATAATAAGAGATATAGAGATGTATAATAAAGCTAATCTCTTCTACGGAGAAAACATAACAGAACTTGTAGAGTTCTATAAGAAAGAAAAAGATCTAAGTCTATTTGAAGGATCTAGTTTGATCCTTAAAGACAAAGATCTATAAAAAGATGACTACTAGGGTTGACTAAGTCAACCCTAGTAGTCTTTTATTTTTTATCCTGTGCGTCCTATGTTATAGCTTAGTCCTGGTACTCCATTACCATTACCTCTAGGAGCTTGAGCTGTATTAACAGCACTGGCTACTTTATCTTTAGTATCAGCTACAGTACTATTACCAGCTTGTTGTGCGGTTTTCTTTTGGTTTTGTATTCTGGTAGAAGCTGGATCTATTTCACCTTGCTTAGATAGTAGGTCTACTGTTTGTCTAAGCAAGATAACAGACTCTTCAGCAGCACTAAGTTGTGCTTGTTGTGTTTTATTACTTACATCAAGAGCTCCAGTAACCCCATCCATATTAATTCCAGCTTGAGCAGCAGGAGATGGAGAAGTAGGTGCTGTTGGTGCAGAAGGAGCGGTAGGAGCAGCTGATGATGAAACATTTGGTGCTGCACTGGCTGTTATAGTAGCTGAACCACCTAATGTTCCACCATTCTGTGCCTTCTCTCTTTCTTTTTCTTCTTTTACAAGTTCAGGTGGATTTACTCCACTAGTATCTGGTAGTTCTATCTCTGGTGGTTCACCTGCACCTGGTTTAGCAGACGCAACTTCAGTTCCAGTATTACCTCCAAGATATCTATATAGGTATCTATCTTTCCCTTTGTACTTCCCGCTCTTCGTAAGATCACTATTTTGGTTAAAATCAGATACCCACTTGTCATTACCAGCATAGATTTGTATATGTCCTGGATACTTTCCATTTCTAAGTACCATAACGTCTCCTACTTGATAAGGAGAGTTAGCATCTATTTGTGTAAAGCCCATATCTGTTAATATTCCATTATCGTGGAAGTTAATAGCGTAGGTTCTACTCTTAGGACCGAATGGATTATTCTCGTTGTATATATAAGCTTGTTCTATACGTTTACCATCTTTATTTCTAAATCCAGCTCCCTCTATAGCCAGTCTTACATATTTAGCACATTTCTTTTGGCTGGTTGGAGCAGCACGACCAAGCGCAAGGTTAACCATCTTAGTTATCTTAGGATCTAAACCTTTAGCACTTGTAGTAGGTAACTTCGTAGGCGGTTTAGTAGCAGCTGCATTAGCACTAGTACTAGTACTTGCTGGTTTTACAGCTGGTGATGCTTTACTAGCTGCTTGTATATCTTTAGGATTAGGTTTAACCTCTGCTTTATTACCACCTGCAACAGATGGTCCATAAGCTGGGTTATTAGCAGCTCCACCTGGTGGCGGTACTGTACCTAGTGGTGGTAAAACACCTAAAACAGCTGCATCTTTCATCAGTGCTTTTTGCTGTTGGATCATAGCATTACCTGCATTAGTATTTGGGGTCTTAGCAACTATATCCTTATGCGCAGCTATAGCAGCATCTAGATTTTTAGCACCAGGTGATACTACGTTAGAACCATTACCAGTATAAGGATTACCAGAACCTTTAGCTTGTTCTAATTGTTCTTGTGTTTTACCAGGTTCTTCTACAGCTCTATTCATGGTGTCTTCGTATAGTTTGGTATCTCTACCTTTAGCTCTAGCTACAGCTATAACCTTAGCTTTGATAGCATTGATCTTATAAAGGAGTAATTCTTTATACAGCTCTTCGAAACTGAAGTTAGATTTAGGTAATCCAACATCTAGTCCATCTTCTGCTAAGGCTTTCATCCTCTTTATATATTGCTCCATTTCTATATGGTCTATAGTAGGTGGTTTCTTAGGATCATTATCTGGTATATAGTTACCTATCCAGATGTAAGACTTAGTAGGATCCCATACTATAGCAGATACAGGTTCTCCTAGGAAATAAACTCCATTTTTATAAGTACCATATTTTACATACTGTCCTTTATTCTTAGTTACTAACTCTACAGACCTTTCATCATTGGTAAGCTTTTGGAATGCTTTAGCAAACTCTATATTAAGTTGTTTAAGCTTTTCTTTCCTATCATCTCTATTTTTAATAGTCTCTTGGAAAGCTTCCATTCTAGTCTTAAGTACACCAGGATCTTCTATTTTCATTACCTCGTTCTTAAGATCTCTTTCTCTAAGCATTTGTTCTTTAGTAGCTGTAGGAGCTGTTTTACTTATTTCTTCTAGCTGTTCTTGGGTAGCATTAACAGAAACGTTTTCATCTGGTCTTATAGGATTACCATCTTCGTCTAGAGCTTCTGAAGAAGGATCTAGTAGATCAAATCCTAAGATCTGTAGAGAAACAGCAGATGCTAAAGAATAACCTTCTAGCATGTACTTGATGATCCAACCAGCATCCCATACTAATAATCCCCAACCTACTATAGGAACTAATCTAGCTGCTATTTTACTACCTACGATGGCTGCTAGTTTGGCACCTGCTTTAGGTCCAAGTTTCTTAAGAGCTTTTTCTTTAAAGCTTTCTAGAACGCCAACTACTTTCTTAGCTATACCTTTCTTTTCAGATGTTGGTATATCTTTTACATCTACCTTAACACCTGGAGTTTTAGCAGCTTTCTTTACTTCTTGCATTTTAACTTTATCTGTTGCTACTTTATCTGCTGCAGAAGTTATAGTAGTTGGTCCAGTTGGTTTTATAGCAGAAGAAGCGCTACCCCAGTTATGACCTGCTTTGAACTTGTTCCAAAGCATAGTACCACCAGCTACTAGTTTATCTTTCGCCCAACCTAAAGCTTTACCTATAGGCTTAGCTATAGCTTTACCCACCTTGTATAGTTTAGCTACTGGTCTAGCAGCTAAAGCAGCTAGTCCACCATAAGCTAACATCTCTCCAGTATTTCTAGCGCTAGAATGATCAGTTTGTATACTGTTATAATCTGGATCTGAAGGATAAGCTAAAGTTCCATCTGGTCTTGTCTTAGGAGCACCTGGTTCGCTAGATGCATCATCTGGTAACAAGAAGCTAGGCATTTTAGATTTCAACCAGTTCCAAGCACCTACTAGTTTATCTACAACATAGCCGATACCTTTTCCTATACCTTGCATAACCTGCCATACTACAGACAGACCATGTGCAAAACCTTTAACACCCTCTATAAGAGATTCTCTTCTTTCTTTGTTCATAAGGACGTAAAGTAATCCACCAGCTAGACCAGCTTTAAGTAAATCACCACCTATACGAGTTACCTTATCGAACATACCTTCTTTTTCTCCATTAGGACCTGTAGGACCTGTAAAGTAACCTTTAACTTTCCTACCACGCTCTTTCCATTTCTCTTTAGTATTTTCCCAAGACTCTTTTATCTTATCTCTCCAAGTCTTAGTATTAGTCTCTTCTTTTAGAGATTCTTCTTCTACTTTGTCTTTCTTACTATTTCTTTTAGCTAAATAGTTAAAGAACCCACCTAGTAAAGAAGTTGTCTTTTCAGAACTAGCTGCTTGTTGTTGTGTATTTAACTCTGCTAGTCCTTCTGCATGTGCTTCTCCAGCTAGTCTTTCTAGCCTTAAGAAAGACATAAGAGTACCTAACCATGATTTACCATCAGTGTCTTTCTCAGACTCTCTCTGAGCTGTTATGAACCCTTTCTCAGCTTCTCTTAACGCCATAGCTGTTTTAGAACTCCATAGACTTCTAACTGTCTTAGTAGAATTACTAAGAGCCTTACCTGCGAACATAAGTAAATCTGGAATATAAAACTTATTACTAATAAAGTTTTTAAATCCTTGTTTAATACTTAATAAGCTTTGTTTATATTTTTCTCTTTCCCATTGTCTTAGTCTAGTAGCTGTTTTAGAAGTCCAAACAGCTTTAGGAAACTTATAGAGAGTGATTTTAGCTCCATAGCCTAAACCAAGAGCATGTGCTTTTATAGTTTGTCCTGCTAAGAACATAGCAAGTCCTATAGGGTTTCTAATAGAGGTATCGTTTAACAGTCTATGTACGAAATCAAACTGTCCTATATATTTTAACCTCTTTTTATTTCTCCAGTGGTTAGGACCGTATTTAGAATAGTCTTTACCATTATTATTAGCTTTAGAAGCTTGGGAGTTAACTTCATCAACATCTACTCCTTGTTCAGCTGTAGACTGTCTTAGTTTCTGAGCTTCTTCTTTATTATTATCTACTAGCTCTTTAAGTATAGCTAGCTGTTGATCTTTCTTTTCTTTAGCAGTACCTTGTATATTTTCTAGTACTTCTATTAGAGTTCTTTCTTTAGCTTCTAATGCTTTTTCTTCGTCAGATTTTTCATAGCCTATAGCTTTATCAAATTTATTCAAAGCTGATCTTTTACCTTTACCAAAAAGACCTTTCATCTTGCTAAAGAAACCTTGACGTTTCTTAACAGCTTCTACAGGATCTACACCAGCTGCTATATCTGCAACAACAGATTCTAGCATCTTGACTTTTTCTTCTTTATTAGCTATCTCTTCCATATCAGATTGGATACTAAGAGCTTTCTGTTTTTCTCTTTCTGTAGTAGCTCTTTCTATAGTTAACAACCTATCAAACTTCTTATTAGATACTCCTCTTTTAGAAAGATCTATATCTATGTTATGTTGTTCTTTTATAGCTTGCAGTAGTTGTTTCTTACCATCTTCGTCTGCTATATCGTATAGAGGTTTATATTCTCTACGTATGATCTCTGTTTTAAGCTGTAGTAGATTTTTATTAGTATCTGCATCTCTGTTTTTAGAAATAGCTTCTAAAACAGCTAGATTAGTATTATTTTTAGTAACACCAGATTTAAGATCTTGATAAACTGCTTCTGCTTTATCTCTAGCTCCTGTTATAAAGTTTAATCCTTTACCAAAGATACCATATTTCTCTTCTATCTCATCAGCTCTAGTTTTAATCATCTCGAACTTTTCTTTACCTAAGATAGTACCTTGCTCTGCATATACTCCAACTTTATCTTTAACTACATCATAGCCAGCCATAGTAACACTTTTAGCTTGTTGGAAATCTTTAGAGAACTGCTTAGTAAGAGCATCCATAGCTCCTTCTTGTTGGCCTACTACGTTATCTACTAGACCTTTATAAACATCTATCTTATCTTTAGAAACCTTAAGAGCATTTTTAAACTCTTTTTCTATCTCCTCTGGAGACATTTCTAAAAGAGTTTGTATAGCTCTGGTTTGTTTTACTTTATCCATGTTCTTAGTAACATGATCAGCTACCATAACATACTTAGCTCTTGTATAAGAATCTAAAGCTTGTATCCTTGGATCTTGAGTTACTTTATCTACAACATTCTTAAACCTAGACTCTGCTTGTTTATATAGCTCTGTAGACTGTATAAGAGACATGCCATTCTTAGCTTGGTCTTTAGCATACCCTGCAACTTCCTTACTGTATTTTTCTACAGCTTGTCCCATTTTAGATTGTCTTAAGCCAGTTAGTTTATTCTCTATGCTCTGATAACCTAGAGATTGTTTAAATCTGTTAGATACAAAATCTGTATAAGAACCAGTACCTTGTTTCTTATATTCGTTATAAGCATCTCTAAGATCGAAGATAGACTTACCATCTGCTTTTCTAGTCCAATCCATAACCCTACCGATAACAGACTTTTTGTTATAGATAGCATTAAGTTCTTTTTCTTTTTTCCTAACTAGAGCTTCACCCTCTTCTCTTTCTTTTTTATCGCTAGAGTTAAGTAGTCTAGCTACTTCTGGAGATTTAATATAAGCATCTAGTTCATCTGCTAATCTTTTAGCATTATTTAACTCATCACGTTCTTCTTCGGATAGTGCAGCACCTCTTTTTATATCTATACCTAACCTACCAGTATAAGAACCACCTTCTTTCCAGTAGTCAGTTTCTTTATTACCTTTAGAAGTAGCCCAGGCATAGTAATTCTTACCAGACTGTAGTAAATCATCTGTAAAGTTGATTTCAGATGTGTCGTAAGATCTATACATCTTATTATCAACTTTATACTTCTGGTATTTCTTACCAGATGTTCTTCTACCTAGAACACTTTCTACTTCTCCAGTATAGAGTTTTCTTATAAAGTCAGTATCTATTTCTTCAGCACCAGTAAGTTCATCTCTTCTTACGAATGGAGATAGTAAATCTCCTCCCATACCATTTACATACTTCTCTATAAGAGAAGGAGGCATAGTGATCATACTAGCAGCTTGAGCGAACATGTTATAAGCAGAAGATGTTTTATTACCTCTTTTTAGTTCTGTTAAATACTCTTCTAACAGAGTCATAGTCTCTAGCTGATATTCTGGTTTGATTAGCTCCATGAACCTTCTATCTTGGACCATAGTCTCTGGAGATAGATTACCATATTTAGCTAAATAGTATTTAATAGCTTTAGGTAGCTGGGTGGTTATGATAACATCTTTATTCTTAGTCTCTACGTTAGCTAAAGTATTACCTATTTCTTTAGCCATACCAGCAGCTGCTTTATTAGCATTAACCTGTAAAGAAGCTACAGTTCTACCTAGATGCGATTGTAATGCACCTTTAGTAGTAAACTTATTACCAGTAGCATCATATTTAAGCTCGTCTCTCTCATCAGCTACAGCACCTGTTTTCCTAGCTATAGCTCTAGTTTCATTATGGATCTTAGAGAGTAACTCTGGAATAACTATATTAACAGTACGATGTGTTCTACCGTCAAATACAGCTGGTTGATTTAATCCTTTAAAAGAGAGATTAATTCTATTTTTACCCTCTCCTTCATCCACTAGATCTGTAAACCAGTCTATACCTTTATTCTTTAGCTTACCAAAAAGACCAGTAGGATTTTGAGATCTTATAGATCTTAAATACTGTACTGGGTTACTAGCACCTGATATAAAAGAATGTTCTAAAGATCTCCTAAACTTTTCAGGTAGAGATTTACCTAAAAGACCGTAAATCTTATTCAAAGCTAGACCACCTAGTTGGCTACCAACTAGTTCTTGTGGTCCCATACCAGCTTCTTTTAAAGAAGAGTATAGTTCAGATGTCATATCTGCGCCACCAGATACCATATCTACCATATCTACAGCATCAGATACCTTTTCTCTTAGCTTCCTAAGTAGAGAACCTTTAATCTTTTCTAAAGGAGCTATTTTCTTATATAGGCTTTCTGACATAGTATCAAAAGCTATTTGCTTAAGTCTTTGTCCAGCAAGCTCCATATTAGTTATCTTAACAGCTTCTGGTAGAGAAGTATTATGTACTATATTCTCTAACTGTTTCATAGTGGTTTCAAACTGTATTCTAGATAGTTTTAAACCTTCTTCAACTCCAGTAGCTATTCTCCACTGGAAAGCTAGAGATTTGTTATAGTAGATTTTATTTTGTTCTTTTATTATAGAGTTAACAGCTACGTTCTGCTGCATAACAGAAACTAAAGAAGATTGATTTATCTCTTCTGCTGTTTTAATAAATTGCTGGTACTGAGATTCCATATTCTGGAACTGACCAGCTATCTGATCAGCTACCATCTCAGCTGTTTCAGCAGCTACTTGCTCATGTGCAGGAGCGCTCTCCTGGTTGGATAGCATAGCTGTTACTTTACCTAAGATAGTATCTATCTTACCTCCAGCAGGAGCTAACTGCTGTAAGCTCTTAGATAAAGAAGCTAAACCACCTGTTAATGGTTTTAAAGCTTTTTGTGTTTCTTCTATACCAGAAGTAAAAGCAGATTCTATACTATCAAATGCTGCATTAGCATCTGTAGATAAAGATTTGTTTATTATACCCCTAGCATGATCTCTAGCTGATTTATTTAAGATTTCATCTCTAGCAGCGCTATATGTTCTTCTAACCGTTGAAGCAGCTGGATCTCTACCAGAACCAACTGTGGCATCTGGATCGAATTGTTCACCGTCTGAGTCCAGATCGTCGAAATCAAACTCTTCCATATTTTCTAAGTCTTCACCGTCTTGGGAGAAATCATTATTCTTAGCCATATGTTTCCTTTCTCTGTTATAGTCAAATCACGCAACCGAATGAGTGATCTAGGGGTTATCCCCTTATTTTTACCCTTAAGGAGTGAATGATGGAACAAATAGAACTAGACAGATCTTTGTTTAATATAGATCCTCTAGTCATCTCGGATAAACAAGCGTTACTTATGGGAGAAGTTACTTCCTTATCTATCTTCGAAGCCAACTCACAAGTTTTTGATCCTAAAGGACTATTTAGCACAGAGATATTTGGTCCAGTAGGTTCTACTCTAAGATTAGATAAACCTGGCTATATCAACCTTAAAATACCTATCTTACATCCTCTTACTTATATCCACCTTACGTCTTTATCTAGCCAGTATGACAAGATACTATCTGGTAAGTTAAAAGTAAGATATGATGCAGATGCTGGAGAGTTCATAGAGGATAAAGATGGTGGTACTGGATTTAATTTCTTTATGCAGTATCTTCCTTACTTAGATCTTAAAGAAAATGCTTCTAAAGAGAGATCTGATAAAATAGCTTATGTAAGAGGTACTATAAGTAAAGACTACTGGTGGACTAGATTATTCGTTCTACCAGCAGGTCTTAGAGACTATGGGATAGATGCTAAAGGTAGAGCAGTACAAGATGAAATAAACGATCTATATCGTAAAGTACTAACTACTGTAAACATGATAAGAAATAACGTAGTAAAAGAAGATGAGTATGATCAGTTTGATATAGTAAGATATAAACTACAAAATATAGTAGCAGATATTTTTCTATATTGCTATAAGATACTAGATGGTAAGTCTGGATTCTTCCAAGGTAAGTGGGCTAGAAGAGCTATTATGGATGGTACTAGAAACGTACTAACTGGTAGTGTAGCTGGAGTTAAAGATTTAAAACAAAATAGAAAAGTTTCTTATAACCATACGATAGTTGGATTATACCAGTATATTAAAGCTATGCCCTCACATGCTATGCATAACATACATAAGTATTTTATCTTAGGGTTGATGAATCCATATACCAATAACGTAAAAGTTATAGATGCGAAGACTAAACTTACTACTTTAAAAACTGTATCTCCTAAAGTAAAAGATGCTTGGTTAACTAGAACTGGATTAAATAACATATTTAACAAGTTCCAACAAGATTTAGTTAAAAACGACTATGCTAAGATAGGAGATGACTATGTAGCACTTATAGATATCCAAGGAGATAAGTGTTATGTTATAAAAGATACGAATAACGTACCAGAAGGAGCTAAACTAGCTACTGCTAGACCTATAACGTATGCTGAACTAGCTTATATAGCTATTGCAGATACAGTAGAAGAAGCAAGGTGTGTAGTAACTAGATACCCTATAACTGGAGTTGGTAGTATTTATCCTAGTAGAGTATATTTAAAAACTACAGTACTAGGTAAAGAGTTAACTTGTTATTTAGACGAACACGTTATAGATCTTCCAGAGTTTCCAGTAGAAGGACAGAAGTTCTTTAACAGTATCAGTGTTTCACAAAGTAAACTAGGTGTTCTAGGTGGTGATTACGACGGCGACGTCGTTTCTTTTAGTTTGTTACAAACAGAAGAAGCTAAAGTTGAAATAGATAAACGGTTAACATCTAAGGACTTCTATATCTCTACAGATGGTAATCTAATGTATAGCATTAACACTATACCATTAGATCTAGTTGTAAAACATTTATCAGATTGATGGGGTGCTACAGATGGAGTAATATCCATCTGTAGCATCTCTAATATATTTTAACCATATATTATTTAAATAGCAATGTATATTGCTTAATAAAATCTATCCCTATAGGAGGACAACATGAACGAGTTTACAAATGGTATGGGTTATGACCCAGAGACAGACGAGGAGCTAGAAGAGGGATTGGAGGAAGATCAGGTGTTTGCCGAGATCTACGACTCTGAAGATCCTGAGTATGAGGATGAAGATGGTGAAGAAATCTTCGTCGAAGCAGAAGATGACAACGAGCTTCCCGTTATACTTCCAGTAGAAGAAGATGAAGAGGATACTGAGGGTAATGAAGACTATGACCCTAGAGATGATCCAGACTTCTACGAGGATAAGGATGAAGAAGGTGATTCTAACGATAAAGAAGATCCTGATTTAGAAAACATCATCGAGGTGCAGGATGATAGTAACGACTGACTTCGGGGATTTAATGTTTTCTGGTATAAGTCATAAGTTTACTAAAACTTTTCTAGATGATTTACCAGAGGATGAAAAGATACTAGCTAATAAAGCTATCATAAACTATCTAAGGAAAAACCAAGGATACTATAATGTTCAGCTAGATCGAATGTTCGAGAATGGTCAACTCATAACCATGAATAAGGTTATGAAATATGATATTAAGAATAAACCGTTTGCTCTTATGGAGCAAACTTTATTTCTAAATATGAAACTAGAAGTTGACCCAATGATCCAAGTACCTGATATCAGAGGTAAGACCCATGTGGTCTTACCCAACATGTATACTTGGATACATAGCATAACTACTTTTATTATTAACCAAATGATAATAAGATGTAGAGATTACACGCTAGGTGATGTAAGAAGGATATTAACTTCTATTGTCTTAAGATGGAAAGACAAAAATGAAAAAGAACCTAAGTACATAACACTACTTACTTATTTTAGTAAGATGTGTAAAGAAACAGAAGGTGAGATATGCGACAAGTTAGAAACTTGGTTAAAAAGAAGTATCTTAGACTATATAGAAGATCTAAGAGAAGATTGTACCAAACTAACTCTGAATGCTTATAAAGGAGATCCTAAAGGTATCTATCCTATATACTTCACACCACTGTTGGATAAAGGTAAATTGAATCTACTAGGTCTAGTAAGACCCAAAAAGAAATAAGAAAGGAAAGAAATGAACAAAAAAGGTAAAATCATAGCACACCTTCTAGGAGGTGGTGGTATCAATATCGGCTATAAGGTTTTAAGTAAAGTAGCTATGCTTGGTGATGGATTTGCAGAGTGGGAGTTTCATTGTGCAGATACCAGTAGAAACAACTACGACAACGTAGATGGAGTTGGTGATCTTTTTGAAATACAAAGAAAGACTAACGATCTTAAACTAGCTGTAGCTGGTTCAGGTGGAGATAGAAGAACTCTAGTTAACGATATAGCGTTGAACATACCAGACTATCTAGCTAAACATAACATCAAGCAGAAAGAGACTGGTGTTTACCATTTGATCGTTTGTTCTTTATCTGGCGGTACTGGTAATAACATCGGTATTCTACTAGCTGATGCATTTATGGCTAGAGATATTCCATTCATATTCCTAGGAGTAGGTGATAGCGGAGATGATACTAAGTTAAGGAATACTCAAAGCTCTCTAGCTACTCTAAGCCATAAAGCTGTTAAAGCTAATAAATGCTTGTTAACTTATTACGTTAATAATGCAGAGATAGGAGATGGCACTTTAACTGGTGCTGTTGAAAAAGCTAACAACCATATTAAGAACATGGCTGGATTTTTAAGCTTGTTCCTATCTGGAGAAAATGCTGAAATAGACCATACTGATATGGAATATTTCTTATGCCCTCATAAGCTAACAACAGTAACTATACCAGCTGGTGTTTATACCATCACATTCCATGGTGGTGGAGAAGAAATCAAACTTCCAGAGTATGCTGTTCCAGCAGTAGCTAGAACATTAAGCATAGCTGGTAAAGAAGTAGAGTTTCCGATACATACTAGAAATCATAAGCTAGGTTATATCGTAAATGAAAATGCAATAAGCAAGTTTGAAAAACATGCTCCTATCCATATCATCAGCTCTAACGGTATGCTTAAAGCAGAGGTTGAAAAACTAACCCAAGCTAATGAAGCAGCGTTAGCTATCCAAAAGTCACTGGTTAACTGCAATTTAGAAGCTCCTAAACATGCAGTAACAGATGACGAGTTAGATATGATGTTCTAACCTATGTAGACGAGAAGGGGGTTATCCCTTCTCGTCTACTTCTTTTATTATTAAAATAACCTAAAAATCCATGATTTTGATGTTATTTGTAAGGAAGAATGATGACCGATATGATGGAAGAAGACAAGCTCTTATCACACCCAGAAGTACTAAAAGTTACTAGAGAAACTTATAGGTTTAATATTTCTTTATCAGATTTAAGATATGTTAAATCTTTACCTATAGACATTAGACTACTCTTATTAGAAAGAGTCTTTAGGAAATATGGAAGTGAATCCTATAGAGAAAATACCAGCAATGTCATATGGACTAGCTTTGGTATCATCAAGGAGTATATAAGAGTATTTGTAGCTGGTGTTTCTAAAAATCCAGAGCTATATAGAAAACCACAGTTTAAAAGTAAGAGAGGTACTACTGGCTGTTGTCTAGCTAGATTTATAAATGGAGAGACTGATAGAGTCTTAACAGAAAGAATACCAGATATAAGCCAAGAGGATTTAACGTTAATTAGAAAAGTCTTAGACGAATATATATTAACGGAGTTACAGGAGTTTCCTTTCTGGGACACTATGATCCAAGATAATGTTTTAGTCTTTGATCTAGGTTCTCGTAGGAACATAGATCTATATACCTTAGGTACTATAGAGGCGTTTAGATATAAAGAACTAACCAGAGACGTTTTAAAGTTTGAAGGAGTAAGTTCAGATGGAAATTATTACATCGACGACTGATGTGGTTAACTGGTTGAGATATCAAGAACAACCAGAGGATTTAGATAACGAGCTTTTTAATAATAACATAACTACTACTTCTGGATTTCAGCCAGAAGTAGTAGTGGAGAGAAATCATGTACGTATTACTATGGAAAATGTAATAAAGCCTGTACTAGAGGAATATGACGTTGATTATAGTGTAGTTGAACTGGTTATGAGTAATGCTCTTAAATTATTTAGCAATTACTACAGGATCAAACCCTTTTTGATCTATACAGCTAGACTAGCTAGAGCTATCATTTTAGAAGCTAGTGAACGTAATGGTAGATGGTATAGCTATAAAGAATTAAGAGCCTTATATAAGGCTATATATTATTTATATACTAAAGAGTTTAACTACTTTAAAAATATCATCTTTTTGTTATTTAAAGATCGATGTTATATCTGTTTAACAGTGGAATATGAAATAACGGGAAGATGTACATTTTATTACATAAGGAAAGAAAATGGAATACGAAATTGATTTTACAAAAGCCTACCATGGGATAAAAGATAACATGGTAGCTGGTAGTGATATTGAGGATTTTATCTTAGAGCACTACAGTACTAATAAAGAAGAGATGGCTAAGGTCTATTTAGATAGTTTAACTTTTGCTATCAAGTTCTTAGTAGGAGAAGAAAGAAAACATCCATTGTCAGTATTTGACATCCTGGATGAATCTACCTATAACGATAGCTACATGAGATTGTTAGATCTTATAGAGTATTACATAGTCAATACAGTAAAAGCTGGCTATGATGTTGTTAGAGTGGTAGAAGTTAAAAAAGAAGATCAAAAGGTTATACTTACAGTAAGGAGTGGAGATGCACATCCTACCGTCTGATAGATATAGCTATGATGTTAGACATGTTCTAGCTGAAAAATATAAGATCACTCCTAACATAAGACATGTAGATCTTACTAAGCTTTATAACTACTATACGGATAACTTTGAAATATTCGTAAGTAAGATGTGTTTACAAAATAATTTAACATTGTTTAAGTTTATAGTAGAATACTATATCTCTGTTATGTCCAATATAAGGTTTATTTATTATTCGGATGGATTTTATCCTAATAGGAATAAAGAACTAATAACAGACTTGGACTATGAGTTAATAGCTAAGTTTATAGACAATAATGGAATACCGTTAAACGAGGAGGGTATAACAGATACTAGACTTTTGTTAATAAAGTATAACACAGTGTTTGAAAACTTTGTAAACATTCTAAAAGAGAGGTTAATAGAGAGTGGAATAGACCCTACTCAAACTGGACTACTAACAGATGATAACCAGGATATTGTACATCTACCTTTATCCTGGACTATAACTAAAACAGATATCTTAGACTATACGGAGATGGATTTAGACCAGTATACAGCAGTCTATCCTTACCATAAGAAGATAGATTTATATATAGGTTCTTTATCTCCTTTAGATATAAGCTATATAGACACTGGCTATATAGATTCAGTTTTAGAAAACTGTTTAGAACCAGTATATACGCAATTAGGATAAAAACATGGTAATGATAAGAGAAGTTCCAAAAGAATATAAAATAAACTATCTGTTAACTTATATAACAGATAGTAAAAGAGACGAAATGTTTGTTTGGTTAAAACATTACATAAGTTTAACCATGAGACTTGCAGTAGACCCAGATATGGATAACGTAGAGTATCTAGCTACTTTAGACGGTCTAACAGAAATGTTAATGGGTATTTTACCTTTTATTAATATAGAGCAGTATGAGCTAAGGAAGATGATCAATACCTCTGTTGCTAATCTAGCTGTGACGATCGTTGATAACCAGATACCCATACCTTTAACAGAGTTTGAAGTAGTAGGATTAACTGGTAGAAGCATTTTAATTAAAGTAGAGGAGACAGAGGATGTTTAATACTGGCAAGATCTATAATTTCATAACTCTAGTACCAGAAATACTTGGTGGTAGATTTGAGAATATGAAAGTAAGAGGTAAGTTCGACTGGCAAGAAGCTTATAAGTATAGAGATATCAAAGTCCTACATGAGCAGATCAAAAGGAGCTTACCGCAGAACATAAGAATAGAGGATATGGAATATATCCTTTTTGAAGATACGAGTAAAAGAACTCTAGTCTTACCTACAGCTTATATAACAAGCGATAGTATAGTAGAAGTTCAGAAGCTTAGTATCGTAGTAGAGATACCTAACTGTAATACAGAAGATGTTGGTATTATCCAGGAGAAACTTGTTGAAATAGGCAAGGTAGGATGTACTATAAGCCTAAAATACACATAACCTAAGTACCTGTAAGTAGCGTGCTACTT